TGAACTTGACTGGTACGGTTCGGCTCTCCCGACCGATCCAAAGGAGGCGCAGGCGAAGATTTCAAAGCAAATTCTCGGGGCCGCCAAGTCGGTGCCGATCGAAGTCCAGATCGCGAACTGGAAAAATCCCGAGACCGACGAGGTGCGCGAGTGGTCGGCGGTTCGAAATGTCGGCACATACTCGCCGCCGATCGTTCCGCCTGAACGCCGCGACCTCGAGGACATGAACAAATGGCTCGATGAGGCAGCCAGAGCGGACGGCGATACCCCGTTCTGAGCGGTAGCCCGGATGGTCGCAGCGCGCGTTCGACTCGTGCGCCGGGTTCGAAAGGAAAAACCAAACATGTCTCTCTCATTCAAACGCGCAACCAAAGAACAGGCAAAGCTCCGTCTCGCTCTCATCGGTCTCGCCGGCAGCGGCAAGACCTACTCCGCTCTTTCGATTGCGATGCACCTTGTGCCCGGTGGTCGTGTCGCGCTGATCGACACCGAGCGCGGCTCCGCGTCGCTCTATGCAGATCGGTTCACGTTCGACACGCTCGATCTGGAACGTCACGGACCCGAGGATTACGTCGAGGCAATCGGTGCGGCCGAAGATGCCGGGTACGACGTGATTGTCATCGACTCGCTCTCGCACGCATGGGCCGGCAAGGACGGCGCACTCGAGCAGGTCGACAAGATCGCCAAGCGCGAAGGCAAGGCCAACAACTTCACCGCGTGGCGGGATGTCACCCCGAAACACAATCGGCTCGTTGACACGATGCTGTCGTGCAAGTCGCACCTGATCGCGACCCTGCGCAGCAAGATGGAATACGTCCTAGAGAAAGACGAGAAGACCGGCAAGAGCGCGCCGCGCAAGGTTGGACTGGCACCGATCCAGCGCGACGGCCTGGACTACGAGTTCACAATCGTCGGGGACATGAACCTGTCCCACGAGTTGATCGTGAGCAAGTCGCGATGCTCGGCGATTGGCGTGGGCGACATCATCGAGAAGCCAGGCGAGAAACTGGCGAAGCAACTCCGTGAGTGGCTCAGCAGCGGCGTTGCGCCCGCCCCGCGCGTTGTCGAGCCGGCCAAGCCCGAACCCGTCTCCGCCGAGCTCGACAAAGTGTTCGCCGACTACCTCGTAGCGATGGAGAAGGCTGCAACCGTGGCAGACCTAACCAGCGTTGCGACGGGGCCAGGAAAGCCCACTAAGGGAACCCCGCAGTACGATCGAGCGATTGCGGTCTACGAGGCTCGCAAGCGCTCGCTTGAAGGAGTCGCGGCCTAATGCTGCTCACCATGTCCGCTCTGCCGCGGTTGCTTAATTGCACCGCGTCTGCCGTGCTTGAGCGCGCCGAGAACTACTCGGAGTGGGCGGGCATGGGGCAGGACTCGCACGCCGACTTGGCCGCCGACGTTCCCGACGAACTGGCGCACCTGTGCCCGGATCACTCGCGTGCCGAGGTCAAGATTGCTTACGACGTCGCGGCGCGCACGGCACGGTTTCTCGGTGACGGGGACGGTCGAGAGTACGGCGCGCTCGGGCCGTTCGAGATTGCTGGGTCGATCGATCGCCTGTGGGTCGAAGGCGATACCGTGTTCGTGCTCGACTGGAAGTCAGGCTATGCCGACGTCGATCCAGCGTCGCGAAACTGGCAACTCTGGGGATACGGTCTCGCCGCCGCAACCGCGCTTGGCAAGTCCAAGGTGGTGCTCCGCATCGTCTACACCAAACAGGGCAACCGCTGCGACGAGCACACGCTCGACGCGCTTGACCTGGCCGAGTTCGCCGGCCGGCTCGAGTGGCTCCACCGCCGTGTGCCCGAGTTGCAAGCGGCCAAGCAACGCGGCGAAGTTCTCGATACGCGCGAGGGCTCCTGGTGCAAGCACTGCGCTTCGAAACATGTTTGTCCCTCGAAGGTAGCTCTCATCGGCCAGATGTCCGGGCTGGTCGTCATCGGCGAGAGCGTCACGCCAGAGACCGCGGCCGTGGCCTACGAGCAGATCGTTCGCGTTGAGCAGATCGTTACCGCGGCTCGTCAGCGTCTGAACACGTACGTAGACGACCACGGCCCCATCGACTTGGGCAACGGTCGCATGTTCGGCCGCTACGTCCGTAAGGGTAACGAGCGGCTGTCGGGCTCGGTCGCTATGCAAGCGATCCGCGAGGTCGTCGGCGAGTCGGCCAAGGAGTTTGAGTCGGTCGCGATCGAGCACACGACAAGCAAGGCTGCGATCGAGCGCGCGGCCAAGCAACTCGGGTGCAAGCGCGGCACGGTGCCGGCTGTGGTGCGCCGGGTCCGCGAGCTCGGCGGGACGACGCACGCGGCCGACCCGATGCCGATAGGCGAGTTCGCCAGGGACCGGAGCGAGCCAGCTGAGAAGCCGCAGATCGACACCGCGGAGATCAATCGATTGCTGGAGTCCGCCGGCTAGATCCCCGCGCTGCAGGCCAGCGCTCACCAAACTACGGCACATGTTCCAAGCACGAGTAGGCGTGCGGCGGTCGGTTCGAGTCCGGGGAGCATGACGAGATGATTCACGTCTACACAGCAAAGAGACAACCAGCGACCCGGTACCGAGTGCCGGGGTTCGACTACCTGCACACGACAAGCCCGCATGCGTTCGTCTGGTGTCGCTGCTGCAAACAGAGACGGCGTGCGCGATTCGTCGAGTTGCAGGTCTACTACGACATGACCAACGCGTGGTGCAGGCCGGGGAAGGGGTGCAAGAAGTCATGACGGGACCTGACCTGTCCAAGCTCCGCGCACTGGCAGAGGCGGCCATGCCCGGCGAGTGGCTCTATTCGGAGGTCCGCGGTCAGGTGGACACGTCTCAGTTTGCCCTCGACGGGACGCTTTACGACGGCGTCTCGTGGCAACCGGAGCAGGTTGACGAGCGGACGCATGCGCAGGGTAGGTTCATCGCCGCTTGCTCGCCCTCGACGGTGCTGGCGTTGCTGGACGAGATCAAAAGACTCAAATCGCTGTGCCGCGAGGCATGCGACATCGCCTGTCTTCAGAACTCGTTTTATCCAGGCGAGGCCGAACTGATCGACGCGATTCGATCGGAGATCGACGGAAAGGCGGGGGAGAAGTGAGCGACGAGAAGAAACCACTAATCAGAAGCGGACTCGAAATCGACTGGGCAATGGCAGAGAAGGCGGCGCGAGCGATTCTCAAGCAGTGTGAGGACGCCCATTTTTGTCCTCCCGAAGCCGTCGATATTCACCAAATGCGCATCGGTTACGTGTGTCACGCAATGGATTCCATTGCAGACGGCTTGAGGTTGCGCAAGCTGAGCGAAGAGGAAGTCAAGCAGGATTTTCAGCGGCTCCTCGAGCAGCGCGACTCCCTCCGCGCTCGCGTGGCGGAGTTGGAGAAAGAGCTTAGTGACGCGCTGCGACAGGTCGCAGGCCGAGTGCGACAGAATGAAAGGCTAGAACGTCGCTTGCAGGTCGCGGAATCGTTCGTTGCCAAGATTAAAGGCGGACTCCGTGATACGTGGAAGGGCGAGCGAAAAAAGCTCCGGGCTGCGGCGGTCAACTATCGCTCCCAGCGCGACATTGAAGCAGCGCACCACGCGCATCTGCGGGCTGAGAGGGACGCGGCGCGCGCCGATCTCGCCCGGCTCAAGGCAGATAATGAGCGGATGCGAGCGGTGTACGAGGCGGCTAAGACCTGGTGCGAGACGGCCTATGTCGGCAAGCCTCACCCGCGGTTCCCGGCATATCCGGGCGATGAGCTGCTGCTCGCGGTTAACGCAGTGAAATTCACCGCCAAGGAGCAAGACGATGGCACGGCTTAGCGAGGAGGAACTGGACGATGTCTACAAGCTGTTCCCGACGCACCTCGGTGAGCCGCCTCGGTCCGTGCTGGTGCAACGGCTGATATTCGAAGTGCGCGAGAGACGCGCCGTGGACCTGACAGCGAAGGAGGCCGAGGCGTTGACAGAGCTGTGCAGTGACCCCTATGTCGGTAGCTACCGTTACCGGCTGGCTCGAACCGTCCTCTACCGCCTCATCTCCGCCGCTCGGGGGACGAGATGAAGTGTCGGCACGGGAACGCAGATCACCTGATGCCGGGCGAGTGGTTTAACCTGGACGATCAGCCGATGAACATTGTGGCGTGCGAGCAATTCCGCTGCATCGGTTGCGGCGCCTGGCTCTCCCTCGGCCCCGCCACTCCACCTCCCCGCCGCGAACTCCAGCTAGCCGAATGGATCGCCGACCTGTGCCGGCTGTGGGAGCCGGGTGCAGAGCGTGAGGCGAGGATTCGCGACGCGGTGGATGTTGCGGTGTTTCAGTGGGGGGAGCGATGATTCTCCGTCGCTGCATTCGCACGAACAAGTGGCACGCCGTTTCGGTGTCGGTTACGCGCAACAATCTCGGCACGGGGTTCGGATACGAGTACGACATCCGCATCAATAGCGACCCAGGAGTTAGATCAGCGTCTTCGTATCTGACACCGGACAAGGCCCGCGAACTTGCGGCCGTGTTGCTGAAGGCAGCTGACGTCGTGGACGCGAAAACCATGCGCGCCCAACTCGGAGGGAAGCGGTGAGTCCCTGGGCCGTGATTGGCTATGCCGTGCTGGCGCCCATCGTCGGGCTTGTCGCATTGCTCTTGCTGCACCTGGTTGTTGAGCCGCTAATCACTCTGGCCTGGGCGCGCTGGTACCACTATCGAACTCGTGACCTGGCTCCGAAGGTTGGCGACATCTGGGTCCAGGGCAAGACGAACCTGATCATCGAGCATAACGCGAGCGGAAACGGGCGAATCGTTGTGAAGGTTCACGGCGTGTACTCGACGGCAGGCTGGTCTGACTCGCCAGAGGAATGGCGCGAGAGAGTACGCCGACGAAAGCTGTGGAGGTTGGCGCCGTGAAAGTCGCCGCTCTCTTCGTCGAACGCGGAGGCCCGTACTGGAACCTGCCAGACGTCGACCCGTGGGACATCTCGCGCGATGCACGGTTGTACGCCGGTCCGCATCCGGTTGTCTGCCATTCGCCGTGTTCTCGCTGGTGCCGACTCGCCGGTCTTGTCGAGGCTCGCTGGGGACACAAACGCGGCGACGATGGCGGCTGCTTCAAGTCAGCGCTCCGCTCGCTGCGAACATGGGGGGGCGTGCTCGAACACCCGGCGTATAGCGACGCCTGGCCAGCGTTCAACTTGCCACCGCCGCCAACCGGCGGAGGTTGGGCACGTGACACGCACGGCGGTTGGTCCTGCTACGTCGAGCAAGGCCGGTACGGTCACGTCGCCAAGAAAGCCACGTGGCTCTACGCCGTCGACGTTGAGTTGCCCGACCTGCTGTGGGGGCACATTCCAGATCAGCAGAGCCGCGTTTGGGTGTCGTGGTGCGGCAACAACACGCGCGGCCACAAACGCGGGGACCGTCCCCGCGTTGGGCGTGACGTAGCGGCGAGAACACCAGACTCGTTCCGCGACGTCCTCCTAGACATGGCCCGCTCCGTTTACCGCGTGCGGGGAGTGGCGGCGTGAATCATTGCCCCTTCTGCTCCCCGTGCTGCTGTCGCGTCTGCAACCCCTGGCGGGCGTTTCTCCGGTCGTGGGAAGGACTCGCGATCGCGATCCGAAACCCGGCGGCGGCTCACTGGTTACTCGGCGACACGATGAGAGGCGCAGCATGAAAGCCAGTCCGCAATGGGTCGTGCCAATTGGAGCGCTAAACGACGGTGCCGTTGTGCAAGTCGTTGACGACTACGTCGTGCTCGATTTCAACGTTCGCTACATGACCTCGCTCGAAGCCGAGCAGCTCGCCCGTGCACTCCAATCCGCCGCGCGTGATGCGGCGAAGGGGAAGCGATGACCGGACCGTCCGACTGCAAAGCATGCGACTGGTTCGGTCGCGTCGGAGGCGAACGCATTTGCGACGTGCATCGGCGGGTCGCAGTGCTCGCCTACAATCTCGCCGTAGCAGGGGCGCTGTGTAGGGCGTACGAATGCGGTCTGGCGACTGCGACGGTGATGCTGTTCCCGTTTGAGAGCGACACGCATGACGCGACAGTATGGACGCCAGGATGCGGGCGAGTCTCCCCATGACCCGCCGTGCTCGCATCGACAGGAGGGAAGAGTGGCTCTGTACCTGGTGCGATGTCGAGGTGCACACGTCGAGCAAAAAAGCCTTCGTGTGTCCTCTGTGTGGTTCCCGCATGGTGCCTTATCAACCTCCCGCTGGGAGGGACTAATGGACGCCTACGATCCATCCCAGGACTTCCCATTCGCTCGATTCGGGCGGTCGCGTGTCGTCGAGCGCGTGTCCGGTCAGTCTCAGCACCTCGGGACCGTGGTGTATCGGTACCGAACTGCCGAGGACAGGGCGAGGCATCTCGACGAGGAGCGGAAGGTGCTCGGGTGATTTACCTCTCCCCCGAGCAGATCGCCAAACAGCTTGGCGTCTCGCGTGCGAAAGCCTATCGCATCGCTCGGGAGTGCGTGCACGTCCGCATTGGTCGCTTGATCCGCGTGCCTGAGCCTGCGCTGTCGCGTTACCTTTCCCCGCTCACCAGGGGACCATGGGACGAATCTACCAGCGGCGCAAAGGCGGCACGTACTACGGCTACTGGACGGACACGAAAGGCAGGCACCGCCGCAGGTCGCTCGGAACCAAAGACTCGGCGGTCGCGCGTGCCCGCCTCCGACAACTTGAACTGGTATCGACCGACAAGCCAGCGCACTCGCGGCACTCGCTGAAAGCGGCCATCGGCGACTTGCTCGCGGTCGTGTCTCACGGCAACGCCGCCCCTACCTGGAAAGCGTATCGCCAGAAAGGCGAGAACCTAGTCAACGGGCTTGGCGATATCGATCTCGCGGAACTGACCCGTGACGTCGTGCTCGCGTACATGGGCGAGCGCAGGCGACAGGGCGCGGCAGATGGGACGATCCACAAAGAGATGGTCGTGCTGCGCCGCGCGCTCCACGAGGCTCGCGAGCGCGACCTATGGCGAGGCGACCCGCGCGCCATAGTGCCCAGTGTGAAGGTCAACTACGAGCCGCGCGAGAACTGGCTTACCGCGGCGAATGGTGGGCGGCTGCTCCGCGAGCTTGCCCACCCGCTACGGCGCCTGTGGGCCGCCCTGGCGATGCTGGCGGGGCTCCGTCTGTCCGAGGTGGAGTCGCTCCGGTGGGAGCACGTAGACCTGTCGGCCAAGCGGTTGCGCGTGCCGGGACGCAAGACGGCGAGCTCGTGGCGCGTGGTGCCGATCGGCGCGGACCTGGAACGGTTGCTCCGTGCGGAGTACAAGCGGCGCAAGGGTGACCGGGTCGTGCTGAAGTGGCCCAACGTGCGGCGCGACCTTGCCGCAGCGATCGAGCGCATCAACCGTCAGGACGAAGCGGCGTCGTTCAAACGCAAGCGCAAACCGCCGCCACGGCTACACGCGGTGACACCGAATGACCTGCGCCGGACGTTTGCGAGCTGGCTCAAGCAACAGGGGCATGACTCGCTCGTGGTCGCACAGCTCCTTGGCCACACGTCCACGCGCATGGTGGAGAAGGTCTACGGGCGGCTGAGCGATGCGAACTTTACCGCCGCCATTGCCAGCCTCCCTAGGATCCGGGCGGCCTGAGCAACGGGTGAGCAATACTCCATGGCACTCCAGGCTACCAATGAGACGAGGGCCAAATCGGCTCCGTCGGAGTCCTCGTCGAGAAACGGTGCCCAGGGTCGGAATTGAACCAACGACACGCGGATTTTCAGGGCGCGTGGAGTCGTGTATTATCGTCGAGATGTGCGGTATGCGAGCAACGGGTGAGCAAGTGGAAACCCCGCCCGATTGCGCTACAACCCAGAGGGGCGAACCCACCCGCCGCACACGGCGGGGGTTAGGGAGATGAGATGAGCGACGTTTCACCGATCCGGACCCTCTCACGTGCCGATGCCAGGTGGATGCTGACATCAAAGGTCGGCGATCTACTTCCGGCGGCCTGCGGTCGTCGCACGGCCGATGTGCACATCATCGTCGACAGGTCGATCACGTACGACATTGATGGCGATCTCTGGATTGTCGTCAGGTGCTCGTGCGGTCAAACGGTCAGCGGCGCAGCGGCGGAGGTGGATGGATGAGTGGCCCGGTGAGCGACGAACTAAAGGATTTCCTGGAAGGCGTGACCCCGCAGGACGAGACCTGGTGGTGGCTTTCGTTCTGCGACTCGTCCCAGTCGACCGGTCAGCATCTACTCGGGGTCGCGCTCGTTCGAGGCACATGCCACGCCGATGCCGTCTCGCGCGCATGGCAACTCGGCTGCAATCCCGGCGGCGAGTGCATGGGCCATCCGGTGCCGATCGACATGGGCGATCCGCCGGAGGCGATGCGAAACAAACTCGTTGCCGACAAGGCTGAAATCGAGCGGCTCACCGAGGAGTGGACCGGGGACGGATGCATGACCGCGGGCGAGGCGGAGGTTGCTGGGCTGCTGTAGATGCACGCCGTCAGTAACGAATCCCCTTACACCGTTCGTCCCAAACTTCCGGGATCGCCGATCCGCCGAGCTTGAACCCGACCCCGCCGTCGCTCAGCCCGATCTCGGCGTGCATCGGCAGCGCGACGGCTTTCCACAACGCCGATCCCGGGTCATTGCGCCGCGACATCGACGACTGACGGTGCGCCACGAGCGCGTGCACCTTGCCGCCGTGACGCTCCACCTCGGCGCAGATCCACCGCACGGTATCGCACGCGGCCTTGATCGCCTCGGGTGTTGGCGTCATCCCAGTCTCGCGTCGCGCCGTGCTCGGGTCGTCCCACACCGTCGACTCGTCGCCCTCGATACCGGCGTACAAGCCGTCAATCTCGATGCCGACGCATTGGTCATTCCACGCGTTGCCGTGCGCGACCCACCGATCGAACCCGTGCAGGTGAATCACCTTACCCGCGCGCGTGATCCCGACGTGACAACCCACGGTGTCCCATCGCTCGGGGCGCTCGCCGAGTAGGCTCGCGGTCTGGTGCAGCGTGATGCCGGTGACTCGGTTCCACTTGCGCCCGGTGGTTTTCCACTGCCGCTCGGGGCCATGCGCCTGGATCGCGAACCTTCGGCGGTCGTGAAACGTCACGCCTGGGAGCGCGACGGTCGGCGCCGTCGCCTGCGGCGCAAACAGCTTGAGCAGTGCCTCGAGCCACGTCATCGCGCTCTCCTCGCCCGCTGCACATGCGCCGGCGTGCGACGCGGGATCTTGCCGTACGGGTTCTCTGGTGCCGGTTCGATCGGCCGCACGGGCACGCCGTCAATCGTCACCTCGCCGTTGACCTGGCTCACGACGCGCGGCGTGGCGCCGAGACACAATGAACAACGCGCAGGGCAGTCGCGTCCGTGGCTCACCGTCTGTGCCTCGCGTACGCCGGACGCGGCTCACTGAACTCGCCCGTGCATCGTTTCACGTTGTGCCCGTGTCGCCCGCACGCGCCGCAGCGCGGTGCCCGGTTGTGCGTGCTCGGCGCTCCGACCGTGCGGCCCTCGTCGTCGAGCTCGAACGAGGCGACCAACACACCGCCGCACGCCGCGATGAAGTCAGCGGGCGTCATGGCACCTTGCATGCGGCCCACGCTGCACGCGCCCACTGCTCGAGCTGCTCGATGCGCGCATAGAGGTTAGCTATCTCCGTCGAAGGGATCGAGAAGACCGTCGGGTCCGGTGGGGCGGGCGGCGGATGGCGTAGACAGCGCGATCGTTCGACGACCACGAGCGGCGTCACGGGCGTCGGTCCACGCTTGCAACACGCGCTCACGAGCGCCGACAGGATCAGGACTCTTGTAAGACTCGGCCAGCTCATCGTCGAGGGCATCGGCGCGCTCCTGTTCTCGTTTCAGGTTCTCGGCAAGCTCTTGAATCGTCCCGGCGTCACGAGCGATCGTGTCCTTGGCGCGTGCGAGCTCGCCGGACACCGATGTCGCCAGGACTCGCGCTCCCTCACGTCCGCTCTGCGCGCGGCTGTTCATCACCGCAAACGTCACCAAGCCGCCGGTTGCGACGGCAAGTAGTCCGACGAGCGCATAGACGACGCCGATCACAGGAGTCCCGCCAGCGTCAACAGCGCGTAGGCCAGTACGTGAACGAACGCCGTGAGCACGTCGGTGGCGATCCTCGTCATCGCAAGATCTCCTCGCGGTAATCACCGAGCGTGACGTAGTCGAGAAACCCGCACGGCTCGTACGGACATGCCAGCGCCGGCACGACGCGGCCCTCGACGTCGACCGTGTGCGTGCTCGGCACGTCATAGATCCCGCCGCACCGTTTGCACGACACGGCCGGTCGGCCCGACATTGTCTCGGTCGTGTACATGCCGGGTAGCAAGGACGTGACCGGGCCGAGGTGACGGTTGAGACGCTCGCCCATGGCTACGCCTTCGGTTCGCCCTGAGTCTTCATCCACATCGTGAACGCGGCACCGAATGCGCCCATGAGCATCATCGTGTTCGGCGTGGTCCCGCTCGCGACACGCTCGGCGAGCATGCCGAGACCGCCGAGAACGGACGCGACCGCGACCTTGCGGTAGCCGGTGCGGAGCCATGAGATCTTCCGCTCGAGGAAAAACAAGATGAAGAACGCCGCAACGATCAGCGCTGGTACAAGGTGGCCGGCCTTGTAGAGTTTCCAGGCAAACGATGCTTGGTCAACCGGCGAGACATCGGCAGCGCTTGGGAGCGACGACACAGCAGCAGAGCCGGAGCCGTCGGCAACGGCGACACCGCAAAACAGAGCGAGACAAATCAGAACGCGAGTGAACATGTGGCCTCCTATTTGGTGAGATGCGAAATGGCTGCGTAGACGGCGCCGACGAGGGCAGCTACCGCTCCGGCGAGACCGCCGGACTTGAAACGCTCCTTGCGCGCCAGCGCTTTTGTAATGACTTCCTTGTCGCGCTCCTTGCGCTCGAGTAAGCCGAGGCGCGCGTCGCCGTCGCTGATACGCTTGTCATGTGCGGTGATCCGGATCTCGATCTCGCGCACGCTCATGATGACGCGCTCGACGATGAGTCGGATCTCGACCTCGAGCTGGCGCAGTCGGTTGTCAACGGTCGAGACCATTGCGGTGACCGACTCGAGCCCGGAGATCAGCATCGGCATCTGGTTCGCGACCTCGTCCATCGATCGCATGCCGTCCTTGATCGCCGGCATTACGAAGTCGTTGAGCATCGTTTGATGCTTGGTCGCTGCCTCGGCGAGAGTCGCGAGCTTGGAGTCGACGCGATCGAGCCGCTCGCCGTCCTTGCGTGCGTCCCATACCTTTCCGATCGCTGTGGTGACGTTGCCGAGCCCCTCCGACAGCATGTCGAGCTGGCGAGCGATTGGCGGGGGGATCGAATCGTAGCCAGCGAGGCTCGACGGTGACGGCGGCTCCTGCGGCGGAGGAGTCAACTCAGGATCGATCTCCACGGTAGGCACGCCGAACGGGTGCGAGCGTCGTCGCCGGCCACCGAGCGCACGCTCGGTATCGCCCATAGAGCCGGGGCGCTTGAATTTGTCGGTCACGGCTCACCGCCACAGACACACCCCTGAAACGCGTTGCACCCGCGGTGTCCGGTTTCGCACCCCCACAGGCACAGCCCCTCGTGACGCTCTGTTGGAACACACGTCGCATTCGGCAGCGGTTCGCCGTCGAGTACGCACACCTCGCCAATGCCGTCACAAACGAACACGTGGCCGCACGGCAGGTCGGGGAACGCCTGGCAGTACGCCTCACCGAGCGCAACGCCTGGAGTGGTTGGTACCTCGACGTCGGTCGAGCACGCGACGAGCAGCGCGATCACCAAGCGCATCGCGACCCTGCGAGGTTGTCGGCCATGGCGAGCGCCATACCGCTGGTCATGAACAGCCCTGCCGCGATGTAGTTGCCCTCGTTGTAGGTCAGGACGGACGCGGCGATCGCGGCCGCGGCTAGCGTGAAATCCCCGGCGTAGAGCCACACCGACGGGCATCGCTGGGCGGCGATCCGATAGGTGGGCGCACAGGCGCCGAGCGCGAGAACGAACAGCAGCCGTTTCACCTACCGAGCGTCGCTGAGAGGCCCGGACGGGTCGATTTCAGAGGGTCAGGGTGACGTCGACGAGAGATCCGTGCCCGAACGAGGACCCATGCGGGATGCGGCCGCGAAACACGTAGAAGTAGTCCTGAATCAAGTCGAGTTCGACGGCTCCATTTTCGAGCGTCCCGCGGTTCACGCGTGCCACGCGGAACACGATCCCGGCGATATCCGGCTTGTTCCACGTCACCTTGACCGCGTCGCCTGGGTTCACTGAAATGAACGAACGGTCAACAATTGCCGTGCACTTCATGAGCGGACGGGACCGTGCGGCGAGCTCGCGGGCGGCCATCTCGGCAGCGAGCGCCGGCGTACAGACGCCCGGCATCGAAATCACTTCCTCGTTGACCTGCCCGTCCTGCCCGACCGCATTGGCCGGGCTTTGTGCCGTCTCGCTGTCGTCTTGGTAGTCGCGCTCGCGGTTCGTGTAGACAAGCCGGACCTTGTTAACGATGCTGGTCCACCCGCCCATTGCGAACCCTCGTAGCTCGCATCCGTTGTCCTTGTGGATGTGCGGGATCGTGTTCGGGTCGTAGTCGTTGCGGATGAGCTTGATCTTGATCAGCCCATCGCTTGCGTCCTCGTACAGCGTTGCGTCAATCTGCTTGAGGATTTCCATGACATGCTCGTCGGCTTCCTCGGCGCTGTCGATGCACCTGGAGTATCCGTGCGACTCGGACGATAGCGTTGCCGCCGCAGCCTGAAACGATGCGATGTCGATCAGCGACGAGTCATAGCCAAGCTTCCCGAACTTCGCGCGGAGCAGATCGTAGAGCACGTTCATCACGTTCGACTCGTCGCCGACTCGCTCGTACGGGTAACTCGCCGGGTATCCCCCACCGGTTCGATACGAGAACACCTCGAACGAGTAGGCGGGGATCGTTGGACTGGCACCGTGGAGCCATCGATCGGCAGTGGTGTCATCGTTGCTAAACAGCAAAACGGTTACGTATCCTCGGTAGCCCGGGATCGTGTCCGGGGTGACATTCGTGATGTACGTGTCGAGCCATGGATCCAAAGCATCTTGCGACGAGTTCCCATCGAAGTAGACGATGCGGCTGCCGACGAGACCGTCACGCCCGAACGATCCCGAGATCTCGGAGATCACGTCGGTCTCAACGGACGCGCCCAGCGGGTTGAGACCGGCGAACTTTTTTTCACCGGCCCACATACCACACAGCTTGGTTTCGCCCTTGCCGTCATCGAACGGGATCCCGACGACGAACAGCATATTCATACAGTACGCCGAGCTGCCAAGTGGATAGTTCACCGCCGTGTAGTCGTCGACCGCGCCGGGGGTTCCACACCAAACAGGGATTGGGTTGCGCACGCGACACCGTCCATAGATCAACGGCACGGGTAGCCCAGCGTCGACGTTCGGAATGTCGAGACTCCGCGGCCGAGGGCGGTGCGGTTTCTCCTCGATCCACCGATGATAGATATATTGACCGGCCATGAAACCGATCGCGAGTCCAGTGAGCATTACGTAATCTCCCTGAGCCCGTAGCCCTGCGCGAGAAACGGCGTGCTCGTTCGGATGTGCGGGAATCCGCCAAAATTGAGCCGGTTGTCGAACTTGTCCCGGCACGTTTCGACGTCGTACATGCACCCGGCGTAGATCTCGACGTCGTCGCCGACTACGAGACCAACGATCTGCATTTGCATCGACAGATCGCACACCATCGAGACGCCCGGGTTGAGATCAGTCTGTGTTCTGATCGTCATGCGCTCGCCGGTCGCGACGTGAACCACCTCGCCGTTCACCGCCCACTCCGCACGATTCGCGTCGGCGGCCGGGACGTTACTCAACTCGACACGGATGTCACGGCCGCTGACATGGAGCACGGTCGTCGTCAGCATGTACGGAATCGCATCCGGGTTAGAGCCCGCGCGCTCGATGCGGCACATTGTGTCGTAGAGAATGTGCGGACAATTTCGGCCAACGGTTACGTTCGGAATGACCCGCAGCAGCATCTCGCCTGCGCGCGACGGCACACGAAATGTCGCCTCTGTCCCTTTGTCGTCGCACGCCATGCTCGTGATATCGCCGACCCAGAGCCGCTCGATCTCACCGCTCACCACCTGTTTGCGCCACAGCGTGACCGTGATCTTCTTCGGCGGGATACCTTGCTGTGTGTAGCGAGTTGGCAGCGCGTGGTCGATCGGCAAGGTCAGCACGAGCTCGCGCGTATCGCCCGACGCATTAACGCCGACCTCGCCTCGAGCTGCCGGCGTTGCCGTGTACAGCACCGAGTCGACCTGAAGATCGCGGATGCCGAATGCGATCCGGTGCTCGACATCGCCATAGGTAATGTCGCAGAACTCGCGCGGCTCACTATCCTCCGCCGATGCCTCGTCTTCTGCGAACGTGGTCATTCTGGATCCAGGATCACGGTGGGCGCGAGGTACACGACGCGCGCGACGGATGCCACCTTGAATCCGTCAGCGTTGAACGAAACAGGGAAGTCATCGCTTTCGAATCGGCACGGCTCGAGCCATGAGATCATGGCAACGTCCGAGCTCGCCGGGTCCTCGCTAACGGTCAGTGTGATCGTGCCGTCGAGATTGTCGATCGCATCCTCGATCTCGGCGTAGGTCACCGTCTCGTCGTCCTCGACGATCTGAATGTGCTGGCGCAGGTCCGGCCACCACGCGAACAGGTCCGAGCCGTCCTCGGACGACACGACAATCTCCCCGGGCGCTTGCGAAACAAACGTCAGATCGTCGCGCCAGGTCGGCAGCCAAAACGCCTTCTGTCGCCCTTTGACCTCTGAGAGAAACCTTTTCCACCACTGCCAATCTGTCTGGCCTGCGCTCTTGAACAGCACAGCGCGTCCCCAATCCGCACGGTCAGCCGTGCCGAGAGCGTACGGCGTGCCGCCGTGATCGATGATCTCGGTCGCTGCCTGGACGGAGTCCTGTGCAGTACCCTCGTTGTCGAGCCGCTTGTCCCAGACGGGGTGACCCGCATAACTCGTCACGGTCGCGCCGGTGCCGACCGCGCCGGCCTCGCTCGCGCCAGTCAGCGGTTCGTCGAAGATGTCGCCCGCGGCAATCGTGTCAGAGCCGGTCCACGTCCCCGTCATCATCACGTTACTCGACAGCAAAAGCTTGCTGTAGAGGTTGTCGAGTGTGGTCACGCCGGGTCGGTAGCGGAACTCGGTGAAATAGCCCGTCTCGATGAGTTGGCCGATTGCCGGGTAGATCGCATTCGACGAAAACTGAACATTGATCGCATTGCCCGCGAGCCCGAACAGCCGCGACACCAGGGTGACGTTGTTGAACGCCGCCGACAGCGTGACCGGTCCGAGCGGCAAGGTGGCCAGCGTCGGCGCGAAATCGTTGATATTCGCGCGCGCGTTGATGTTCCATCTCTCGACGGAGACTGGATACCGAGGGAAATCCTGTTGCGGCTCGAGGAAGATAGGCACCGCGGGCATGATGACTCCGCCGACGTTGCCGAGTGACCCCGGTTCGATGTCGAGCACGATGGTCGTCGAAGTCACCGACTGAATCACCGCGTCAACGAACGAGCCCGCGCGCGCCACGACCACGCGTTGCCCAGGTTTGGCCCAATCGGAGTACGCCGTCGAGTGGACGAACACCGTGAACGTGCTCGCGTCCGCGGCGATCGTCAGATCTTCGTGCGGCAAGCCGAGCAAAAACTGAGCGCCGACGGCCGCGAACCGCGCCATCTGCGCGCGAACCGTCCGCGGGCTATCCGCCCGCAGGAGCGCCGATCCAGAGAAGGACTGGCGCGCTACGTCGTTGCGTGAGATGCGCTGCTCCTTGCCTGAGCGCGTTTTGATTTTGACGTCGGTGATCCAGTTGTAGGTGACCTGAAATCCGTTTTCCAGATCGAGCACAAGCGTCGCAACTCCGGCCGGGCCGAACCCGACGGCAAACTCCGGATCTTGTCCGCCATCCGGGAAGTGGCCATCCCAAAAGATCTTTCCGTCGACGAGATTCGCGTCAGGAAAGTGCTGACCGAAAAACGAGATCGTCATGTGAGGTTATTGGCCACCGCGGTGAGTCGTCCGGTGGCGTTGACGGTGAACGTCCAACGATTCTTGCTGTCGGCGAGATCACGGAACACGATCGTGCCGGTGTCGTATCCGCTCGACTCGCCAGCAAGGATGGACAGCGCGCCACGCATGCCGTCGCCGTAGGTATGAGCGCCTTCCATGACCTGCTCCCACACCGACGCCGATTCGTCGGTCATGTTCACCGTCGTGTACGAGCGCGTGTAGCTTGCGCCCTCGACGATGATCGACGACTCGGGCGCGTCGTGGTCGGTCTCAGTCTGCGTCGCCTCGTACGTGAACAGACCATCGAGACCGCGCTGTGTGCTCGCGTTGTCGCTGATCACCGCCGCTGTTTCGTTGCCAGACAGCGCAACACGCGTATCGCTGTAGGCATCCGCCAGCGACTCCGCGATGGCGATCGTGTTCGCGGTTACCGCGATGATCCAGAAGTCTGCGCCGATAGCGATCGAATCAGGGTCAATGCCAATAAGCTCGTCGCAATCAAACGGACCGTCGCCAGTCTCGTATCCGTGGGTCGTGAGCGTCAGTGTGTCTGCGCCAGTATCGACCGATTCGACGGTGTCATCGGCAACGACCAGCGGGCGCCGCTTGTTCGTCATCGTGCCGAGCGCTACCGCGTAATCTGGCGATGTCGGGCCGCAGAAATACACCACGCCGTCGCCGATGAGGTCCGTGCCGCGATCTGCCAGCGACACGCCGTCCGACAAATAAACGATGACGTCCGCGCGTCGCTTGACCGCGGTGATCTCGTTCGCTTGCCAGACGGCGGCCATGGCGCGCTACTTGGCCTTCGGCGCGACGGGTTGCTGAGCTTGCGGCTGAGCGGTCCAGTCAGCGGCCATCTCGCATCGCGGCTTGGCGTCAAACGGCGCGGCGCAGTAGATGATCACCGACGCGCCATCCTTGGAGCACAGCACCGAGTCGACGCCTTTGATGGCCGTCCCGCTGCCGGTCCACGGCGAGCACTTGGCGCCCGGGTCGACCTTGCCGATCCACCGCTCGGCGAAGTCGAGCGCGAGGTTCTTGGGACCCCTGCCTTGGACGTGCGCGAGGATCGCGTCGGCCTTCTCCTGGTTCGCGGTGAGTTCAGCGTCGAGCTTGGACGCCTCGGTCTTGCCGCATGCGGCGGCAGCGAACATGATGGTGAGCATGAGAGCGAATCTGGTCACGGGGTCTCCTGTAATGTATTGATCGAGCTGGAAATCGTCAGCAGGTTGCACTCGCCTGGATCTAGAGCGCTAACCGTCAGCAGACTGCACGCAGGCGGAGTCGGCGCGACGTATGCGCGTTCGTCGGCCATGCGTACGCCTGCTCGGTCAAACGCCAGCGCACATGCGATCGACGTCGACGCGGCGAACAGCACAAGCGCTGCCATAGCGACAACCGGGCGCATCCGTGGTCGCACGATTTCGCAGATCACGGGGCCTCCGGGGTTTCGTCGCATCGGTAGGCAACCGCCTCGCCGATGTTGGTAAATACAAGGTCCGTCGTCGTGGCCGACGCGACGTCGCCACCATTCGCGGCGCACGTCGGTGGCACTTGCCACGGGTTAGAGAACAGGAGCGTGCACGAGCCGCTCGCTCCGTCGCCTGGCGTGACGATTCCTACCAGGTCGTCGCCGACTATCGTGGCTTGCGTCGAGTCGCCACAGGACACGAGGCGCGTCACGATGCGATTGCCGGGGTCCTTGCGCGCGTGTACCTCGCGTTGCACCTCTGGCGGTAGCGCGGGCAGTTCCTTGCCGGTCGGCGAGTCGGGGATCGCGAGATTCGCGGCGACAATAGCGGTCACGATCGCAATCCCTGCAGTCGGGCCGTATTTCTTCAATTCGTCGACGAGCTTTTGGGGATCCATCACGGACTCCTGACTGCGGTGAGGTCCAGTGCGAGTCGCGTCTGGTCGATGTGCAGCCGCCGCGCCGTCGTGCCAGCCGATTTAAGAATCAGCGCGCCCGCGCCAGATAGCCGCGCCGAGCCGGTCGGGATGTTCGTGTTGATGTTGCAGCGCTTGGTTCCGTCGACGTAGAACTCCGCGCGAGTCGAGCCCGTCATGCGCGCTTCTAGCCGATAGATGTTTGTGTTCGGGTAGACCAGTGCCGCCACGGGACTGGACACGGTCGTGAACGACTCGTCACTGACGTTAACGCCGTTCATTGTGTAGGCCGTGCGCGTACTGTTCGAGCTGCACCAGCACTGCCAGATGTCACCGCCGGTTGCCGATCCGGTGCCCGGGTTGGTCATCACGTCACCGCGGTCGTACGAGAACCAACACCCGTCGACCTGATCTGCAGCGGTGTTCGTGTCGAAGAATCCGACCGTAGCCGTGTACTCTTCGCCAGCGGTCGACAACGTCGGGAACCCAACCGTGACCTCGTAGATATACGTGCCGTCGCCTTGATTGATCGCGTTCGCGCTGGTCGTAACCGCTGCCTTGCCGGTCGTTGTGGTCCCGGTATCGAGCACGATGATGCCGGGGCGGGCAGTAACGGCGGTAAAGTCGGAAATCTGCGAGTTGGAGCCCGATAAGATCACCTGATATATGCTGCCAATCGGCATGCCCGTCGACGCGACTGGGATTGCCGAGTTGAGCATGAAAAACTCGTCGGTAAACTCCAGGTGCTTGCCGCCGTAATTGTTGATGCCGATCGGTCCGTTGCCGAACGTTGTCGTGGCCGTCGATGCGACAGAGAACGTGTTGCTGTTGATGCTGACCGACGCGGTGAACGTCGTGTTGCCGTCGACATTCAGCGTGCTGTTAAAGTCCGCAGCACCAGTAACATCTAGTGTCCCGCCGACTGCCGTGTTTCCGGATGCGCCGAGTACGGAGAAATTGTTCGACAGCACGATGCCCGTTGATGCGCCAACGTAGAGATTGCTGCTCGACCCGATCATCACGTGACCAGCCGTGACATCGAGAGCGCGGTTCTGTGTGCCGCCGCTTGCGTCAAGACCAAGCCCGATACTCTGGGTTCCGCACGCTGTCTCACCGCCACACGCCGATCCGGTGGTGGTCATGACGTTGGAGATCTTCGCGGCGAAGGCGCCGGTCCTGCCCGCCGTAGCGGTCGCGTCGCGTGCCACCGACGGGGTCGACACGATGTTGAGCCCCATGATGTGAAACGACGTGTTGAAGTCCGCGGATGTCTCAGTGCGTGAGTCTGAGATCTTGATCAGGCTACTGTCGGTCGTGATAGCCGTGCCCGTGTTGCCGAGCGTGAGCACGTCGACGTTGCTGTCAACCGATGTCGCCGCGGTGTCACCGAACCAGACTCGACCGTTGCCTTCGAGGCGTTGCCGCTCGGTGAACGCATCCGAGTCGCCCACCCCGAACGAAAATCTTGCCGTGGTGGCCGGGATGATCAGCTGAAGGGTGTCGGTTTGGATACCGAATCCGTAATTTTGGGTCGCGCTGATCGGAAAGAGCGCGATCTTGGCGCCCGCCGCTGCGGCGAACGTCATGGGGTGGTTGGCGTCTGGTGCGGTTCCTATTCCGACTAGGTCAGAAGAGTCGTTGCCGATCGTCGAGTCGTCGATAACAGTGAAATCATCCGATACAGTCAGATCGTCGGTGACCGTAACGAGCCCGCCCGACGTGATCGAAAGCTGCTTGGTGTCATTGGTGACGAGATGGAGTCCGACCGAGTTCGAAAACGTCGACGTGCTCTCGGCGAGTATCCCGGCGTACTTCGCCGACTCCCCAACCGAGGCCTCGCTAGACAGCTTGAGCAAGAGCCCGAGTCGACGAGTCTCTGCGTCCACGTCCGTGCCGTTGTGGCGAATCACCACGGCTTCGTTGTAAGCGTTGGTACCGGAGCCGGTGAAGAATTCGGCCTTAGGTGCAGTGCTGGGAAACAGCGGCGAAGATGCGTGGATCGCAGTCGGCGCCGTCGCCTGTCCAACAGAGAGCGTTTCGGCGATTGTTGCCAACCCCGTGATCGTGGCGTCGTCTGTCACCGTCAGATCGTCGGCACTGACGAGATCGCCGGTGCCGGTGGTGGTCCAGTTGGCGGAGGTCGTGCCGCCGGCGGTTGCAGTGAGGAGACCGGTAACGTTGAGCGTACTTAAAGCCGATGTAGCGCCGGCCAATTCAATCAGCCCGGACCCGGCAGTCCGTAGCGCATAATTGGTGTCACCACCACTCGCCTCGAACTGGCCGCCTACGTTGACGAGCGTATTTCCTCCGCCGGACTCCGTTGCTGTGTTGACGCCTCGAATCGCATAGGCCGTGATGCTCCCGGCCGTGGTGTCGTACGTGCCAGAGTTGTTACCGCGCACTGCGAATTGCGCTGACCCGGTGGCTGCAGTTGGGAATGTCAAACCAAGTACAGCGCCACTTGACGCGGCCGTAGCTGCGTAGTTTACCGTCGTGAATCCGTTGACGGTGTGAGAGTCGGAAACAGACGAATCGCCGAGCGTGGCATTGCCAGGGAAGCTAACCGCCGCCGACGAATTCGTGACCGTTAACCACGTACGCGCAAAGCCCTGCTCTGCGCCTGCACCCGTGCGAAACGTCGTCGTACCGCCGGTAAATGACTTGCTGTCAAAATAGACGTTGCCGTCGGTCGCCGCGGCCAAGCTCCAGCCTGCCCGCGCGTTGGTCGACGAGTTGACGTCCTGACCGATGTGCATGTAGCCGGTGGTCCCGGCGATGCCACCGTCTGTGGCGAGAGTGAGATCGCTCGCGGACGACAACGTGGTGCCGTCGTCCGTCGTTGACGAATTCCCCAGCGCACTGCTACTCGTCCACTTGGCCACCGTGTTCGTCGTGCCGCTGCCGGTGATCGCCGCACCCCCGGTACAGACCCAGGTCGTGCCGTTCCATTTCAGGCCGTCATTCGTGGAGCAGTCGGTGCGGATCTTGAGCGGCAGGAGCGACGTCCCCGTGCCGGTGAGCGACGCGTCGGTGGTGACCGCGCGCAGGCCGCCAGGCGGGATGGGCTGCGCGTAGGCCACGCCTGCGGCACACAGCAGCGCGATGACGAGGGCGCGGTTCATCGCCTCTGAGCGTCACGCGGGACCCACTAGCGGGTCGATTTCAACGCCTGGCCCGCCGCAGCTTGCGATCTAGGTTGACGAGCACGCGCTCTCCGTCCCGGCTATTCATGCCCTGGACCAAATCGCGGCGATCGTTCTGCATCTGGACAAGGACCTGCGTCGGGCCGCGCGACGGACCCTGTTGCGCCATCGCCTGTTGCTGTTGCGGCGTCCTGACATGCACGCTCTCGCCGGGGGTGACCCGAAACATGGCCAGCTTGGAATCCGTCCCGCCGGCACCGCCGACCGTGAATGAGCCGCCGGTGGCAAAGCCGGGGAGTTGGAGCCGGTTCGAGTTGGCCACATAGTCAAAGCCGTTGGCGCCGCCGAAGATTGCGGACAAGAACCCGCCGGTTCCGGATCCGATTGATCCGCTCGCGACGCCGGACTTGATCGCCTCGAGCGCGGCCATTTTGATGATCAGCATCGAGATGTCCACCATCATGCGCTCGGCCATTTGGCCAAACGATTGTTCGCCCTCGAGTGCGGCGTCGAGAAAGGACTTGCCGATGCCGCCGAGTGCGGAGCCCCATGCTTCGGCAGTCTTGTCCGCGGCCTCCTGCGCGCTCTTGACGATCTGCGCGTCGTTTTTTTCGATGTCCTCGCGGTTCTTGTTTAGGATCTCGTTGACCTGGTTCTGGACCATGATGTCGGCCTCGTCCAGCACGCCGATGCGCTCGGAGATTCCTTTTTCGTTCTCGGTTTGCTGCGCAAGCCCTGCCGCATCGTCGAACTCATGGAGCGCACGCTGCTGCGCCTTGAACTGCGCATCCCATGCCGCAGCGCCGTCGCGCACAACCTGATTGATGTCGATCAACTTCTGTTTGACCGCTTCGGCTTTCTTTGGCGATTCAGGTGCCACGAACCACGGATCGACAGCCTTAGCGAGAGCGAAGAACCCATCGCTAGCAAAAGCTTCTGCGATACCGACAACCGCGCCGCTGAGTTGGCCCATCGCCTTCGTGGCAGCGGTTGCGCCCGCCACAATGCTGCCTTGTAGCGCGTTGCGGGCCGATTCGGAGATCCGGGCGAACCCCTCAGCGGTACGAGTCAGCGCCTGATTGAAGGTCGGCAGATCGACGATCGACGCCTTGTAGAAATCACTGCTCTCGGCAAGCATCACCATCTGACCGACGTACGGACGGAGCGCCGCCTCGCCGCCCTCGAGCACGCTGAATGCCATCCGTGTCCGTGTCTCTAGATCGATCGACGCGTCGGCCGTGCGAGCAATCGCCTCGCGCGTGGCGTCCATTGAGTTCTTCCCCTCGCCTTTGGCTAGCTCAAACGCTGCCTTGTACTCCTCGCGCCAGCCCGCGGTCGTGCGCTGGTTACGCTTCATCTGCTCGTCCATTTTGCCGCCGCCGTCGATCAGGACGCGGACAAGCGTCTCGATCGGCAGCTTGCCTTCTGACGCCAATTTCGTGAGTTCATTTCGTGTCATGCCGAGCGACGACGTCCACAGGTTGGCGATCTCCGGTGCCTGTTTCATGATCGTCTCCATCTCGAGCGCAGAGATCGAACCGGACGCCATCGCGTAGCTGAACTTGGTCATCACGCCGCTGGCTTCGCCGATGGACTTGTTTGCCAGGATGAACCCCTCGCCGAGTGTCTTGGTCAGTCGCAGTTGCTCCTCGTGCGACAGATTCATCTCGTCGACACCATCGCGCACAGCGTCGTACAGTCCGATCGTCTCACCTAGATTGGAATGAAGATCGTGCGCTAGCGCCTGCTGTTCGCCGAGAATCTGATTCGTATCGTATCCACCATCCGTGAACTTCCGCGCCGCATTTGACAACTCGATGTAGTTATCCTTGACTGCGATCACCTTCTCGCGATGCGCGGTCAGCGCCTCGGACACGCTGCCGATCGCCGAGCCGAGTTCGCCGAGTGCAGCCACCGCACCGCCAACGAGTCCGCCGCCAACGAATGCACCGATAACGCCGCCGCCCGGCATCGCGCCCGCGAGATCCATTGCGGCGCTGGCGCCTCCTCCGCCGCTCGGCATCGATCTCGGCTCTGGCGTTGCCGCAATCTCTTGATTCAACCGCTTCACCTGCTCGGCGTAGTGCTGCGTCGAGATTACGTTCTTGTGGAGCAGCGCGTCGAGCGTCTGCAGATCCTGGGTGTAGCGGCGCGACGGACCATGAATCCGATCGAGCATATCGTGCTCGCGTTTGAGCGCTTCACTGAGCTTGCCGAACGCGCCTGCGAGCCCGGTCGTGGACCGCTCGGTTGACTTGCCCCAGCTTTCGACCTGCTTGAGCCCACGCTCGACCGCGGTGATCTTTGCGAGCGAGTCACCTGGATCTACCTTGATATGGACGTCGAGGCTCATTTTCTCATCTCCCTTTCGCTCGCGATGCGTTCGCTACGCTGCACGTCGAGATACCGAATGACGTCGAGGAGGATCATGGTCAGCTCGCGATCGACACCCTGCCAGCGACACCACTCCAAGATCGCGGTGTACGGGACCGGACCCGCACCGGAGAATCCGTACGACCGACACGAGTCAAGGTCGTGCCAGCATTCGAGGCACAACTCGCACGCATCGTCGATCTCCGGTTTGTTGCGGTCGAGCGTCTCCTGTTCAATCGCGGTCGGCGGGCGCTCTTTGATGCGTAGCTGACGGCGGATGCCTTCGGTGCCCCGCTCCCATGTGAGCCACGCATCTACTCTTTTCCCAGGTCGACCGCCTCGACGATCGGCTCGCGGTAGTTATCGGGGTTCATCGCCGCCGCGATCGCGTAGTCGACCTTTTCGGCACGCTTGGCACGGATGAGCTTGTGCAGCACCTCGGCGCCGAGTTCGGCCGAGTAAACGACCGGAACGCCATTCTTGGAAACGTTTTGCCAGCCCACGATCGCCAGCTTCGCGAGCAGCGTTGCCGCGCGCTCGGTTGCCGCCGTAGCATCCGCGAGCGGCTTGAGCTTCATCATCGCATTCCAGTACGGAGATCCCTTGCCAGCAAACTTCGCGGTGAGCACGACAGGCTTGTCGCTGTCGCGCGGGATGTGCACGTCGTGGAGCACGATGTCGAACGTGCCGCGCGGGGTCAGGTGATCGAACAGGTCATCATCGAACATGTTGGGTGGAAGAGATTTTCACTCCGGTTGGCGAGTGGGTCGATTACCGTACTGCCATCAATCCGCCGAGTTCTTTCCACGACCGCCAGTGCACAACGCAGCAACGGCGGCCTTTGTAACCCCCATCCTCGCCGCGACTGAAATTCTCGATTCACCGTTTCGTATACTATCAAGAGCCTCTTTGGCCAGCGCGAGTGTTAGCTTGCACTGCCGCGAATTCCGGTTCTGCTCGGTGGCCGTCGCCCATCGACAGTTCCCCGGCGAATACCCTAGCGCGTTGTTGCGCCTGTCGATGGTCGTCCGATATGGGCGTTCCCCCATGTCCGCAAGAAAATCATCGAACGACAGCCAGCGCTCGCATACATCGATGCCTCGAGCGCCGTACTGCGCGTAGTCGGTATGCTTAGGATTCGAACATCGGCCGATCATCTCACGCCACGACCCGTAGGCCCTCATTGCACGCATCGATCTCGCAGTATCAGCACGACGAAAACGCTCAGCATCGATGACGGCGCGATCACGTTCTCTTTTTTCTTTGGACTCCCTACGAACGCATCCACAGGACCACATGCCGCTCCGCAGTCTCTGCGAGTAACAGGATTTGGTGACGCCGCACGAGCACCGACACTCGACTTTCCCGCCGCCCAGATCGGCAATCACGGATAACCGTCCAAACCGCTGCCCAACTAGCACAGACGGCGCCAGCGGATGACGGCAGGCACTCGCCATTCGCAAGTTGCTGCCATAGACAACCTGCTCGTAGCCGCATTCACAACGGCAAAGCCAGCGAGTGCGAGTAAACCCCCGATAACGGTCGTCTGGAGCTCGCGTGATTACCGTCAGCTTGCCGTATACATGACCTGTTCGGTCAACAACTCTCCCCATGTACGCATCATAGTGCGCGAATCGAACATGCAACAGACATACAAACAGTTCGATTACCCGTTACCCGAGGGACCCGGCGCGTGAGGCGCTGGCCGGGGCAGCGTGGCTCTAGCCTACTTGGGGGAAGCCGGCGAACCGCCTCACGACTCGCTGCCCGGTACGTATCCGAAGATGCACAGCTGGCCAGCCACGTTCGTCGATTCCGAACCGAAGGCGGGCGTCTCGAAGCTGAGCTTGACCTGCATGTTTGCCTCGTATTGGCGATTGTCGTTGCGCATCGCGCAGGCGGGCAACCGGAACGCGAACGCGAACTGGTGATTCCACAGACAGACGTCAAAGTCCAAGTCGCGGTTGTCGGCCGCGGCCGCAACCTGATCGGAGTCCGTGTAGTACGCGGTCGTCGTGAGCTTGTGCGTGAACTCGCCGACGTGGTGACCGACGGCGCCTGGCGTCCCCTGCACCTCCTTCGGCGACACCGCGTTGCCGATCGTCAGGTTCCAGTCGTTGACCTCGGCGAGCAGCGCGCCACCGGAGTCACGGATGCGGATGAACGCGAGATCGTTCGCCGTATCCATGAGCGCGGTCGCGAGCGGCGAGTAGGCTTGCGCGGGGGAATCACCGGCGACCGAGCCCGCCCCGCCCACGCGCGACGCGACCGCTACGGGATCGCTGGCGTCGGTGCCGATCATGCTGAGCGTCGCCGTGATCTTGGACTTGAGCGGTGCAGCAATCTCGAGTGTGTTCGGCAGGAGGCCCTCGAGATACTGGTACCGCGTCGTGCTGTCGGCGCCCGCAAGCGGCTCCTCGAGCTCGCCAGCAAGCAACTTCTTGGCGTAGGCCGCATCGTCGATCGCGTAGTTGCGATAGAGCGACGAGGCAAAGATCTGGATCGTCTTGCCTGTGCCGGTGTCCGCCGCCGGAGTGAACGTCCAGCCCTCGAGCTCGATCAGGTTCGCGGTCGGCGTCGAGGCGATGTAGGCCCATCCGTTGATCGCGGCGGTCGCGAAAAACGTGTTGGATGCCGTGCCGCCGATCTTGAGCAACATGCCCTTCTTGAGATCGAGCGTCGTGAAATCGAGCACCGTGGAGGTCAAGTGCCCCGATGCGTTCATCGTGATGTCGGCAGACGCGCCCTGGAACCCAACCACGTCGAGCGTGGCATTGGCCGGAGCAGTCGCTTCGGCGACGAGCGTTGCGGTCGCGACCTTGATCGCCGTCGCGGTGGACGTTCCCGCCGTGACAAACAGTGCGTTATTCGCCGTGTTCGTGAATCCGCGCGCGTAGATTAGGACGCCGTTGGGAAGGGCGCCGTTGGACGGGACAGTGAACGAGTCGTTGGAGCCGCCGCCGTCGACGACCACCGTTGGGCGATAGACGCGCTGATCGGTGCCGCCGGGATGCTGGCCTACACAGCGGAACGCAGGCTCCGCAACGAGATCCATGAAATCTTTGTTGCAGTCGTGGGCGAGCGCGGGCGACACGCTCCAGCCCACGACATCGCCCTTACGGGGCACCATGAACTTGGAGTGGATGTTCCGCTCGACAGTCTGGAGCGTCTTTTTCCAGTTCTGGAGCGACGCCTTGTCGATCTGGAGTTGTGCCCAACCGGCCGTCGGGTCGGTCCCGAGCGTCGGCTGCGGGGCCATGCGGATCGCGATGCTCTCGGATAGGACGTCACCCATGCGCCAAGGGTGCGGATCCGGGGCGGGCGGGTCGATTTCGGACGTCGCGCGCTACCTGATGAAATCGACCCCGTGCACCTCCTGGCGCGACGCTCCTAAGCATGAGCGATCCAGTTCCCCCCGTTCAGGGTGTGGTCACCGCCGTCATTCAACCCATCCGATTCAAGGACGTGAACATCGGCAAAGCGGACGCAGGGGCAAAAGGCTCAGCGCTCTACCTGCCGAACTTCGTCACGCCGCCGACCAAGGACGCTAACGGCGTCGTCGATACCGACTCGATCGAGTGCGTCCCGCTCACGCTCGAGAAGGCAGGCGAAGCAGCCGAGCGTGTCATCGCGGCGCTCGAACGACTTCCTCTGTCGGAGTCGACGGTCGACGTCATGAATCTCGCCTTCGCCGTTCTTCACTATCAAAACAAGGGAGCTAAGTAGCCATGACCGCAATCGCTGGAAAAACCGACGAATGGGAAAACGGCCTGCTCCTGCTCCTGTTCAACAATACCGATTTCACTCTCGTCGGTGACGCCGGTGGACTCCGCGGCAGCGCGACCGCTGGATCGCTGTACGTCTCGCTGCACACCGCCGATCCGACCGAGGAGGCGGCCGACCAGACCGCGAGCGAGATCACGTACACGTCCTATGCGCGTGTCGCGAAAGCGCGATCCTCTTCGGGGTGGACGGTGTCCGGCAGTTCGGTGATCCCAAACGGCGCGATCACATTCCCGGCAGGCACCGGCGGATCCGGCACCGCGTCATTCTTCGGTGTCGGCACTGACTCGGCGGGCGGGTCTGGCAAACTGCTCTATGCCGGCGCGATATCACCGACCATCGTGTGCGGCGCAGGCGTTACGCCACAGTTGACAACTGCCACAACGATCTCCGAGGCGTGAGCCTCGCCGGCTAACTGCCGGTGAAAGGACTCATGTCTCAGTGGCGAATTTACTACGACGACGGGTCAACGTACGACGGGCCCGTCGATCTCGCGCCGTGCGACGGCGTGATCGTCGTCGCGCAAGCGGACGCCGACGTTGGCCGCGAGATTCTCCACCTCAAGGACTTCTACTACTGGGAGCGCGATCGCTGGTTCGGCTGCGATCTCTACGGGCTATGGGATTACCTTCGTCGACCCGGATGGAAAAAGACGCTCGCGGGTCGCAACACCGAGCATCGCAACTACTCGGCGATTTACCAGCGCGCGCTCGACGATGACGACCTGCCGCCAAAGTCGGCGCGCCATATGAACGAGGCACCGCGTCGTGCCTAATGTTTTCGCATGTACCGCACGTGCGTTCCGGTTCTACGAGGACGGAACAGAAGCCGGCTCTGTCGCGATCGACGCCGAATCAACGAACATCACGCGTCTCGTTACGTCGGACTCGAACCTGCTATTGCGCTACGGCATTCAGGAGTCCGGATCTGGATCGATCAGCGGTGCAACCACTGACGACTATCAGCTTCAGTACGAGCTAAACGACAGTGGCTCGTGGGTGAGTGTGACCGCATCGTCGGCGGTCGTGAAGGGCTTCGCCTCTGGCAGCTTGACCGACGCCGGTACGACAACGAATCGACTATCGGCCGGCGGCGGCTCATTCGTCGCGGGCGAGATCAGCGAGGTCGGACTCGTCACCGATCGGCAGTTGACGGCGAACAACCACACCGAGATGCTCTACGCGATCACGCTGGTCTCGGCCGATCTCAGCGACGCCGACACGCTCGACTTTCGCGTGCTGCTCAACGGTAGCGTGTTCGCGGCGTACACGGTCACGCCGCGCATCACTGCCGACAAAACTGCTGCGCCGACCGAGGCAGATGGATCGTCCGCTGGATCGTCAACTGCAAGTGCAGTTGGTGAATCCACGGCCGCCAGCAGCGGAACGGCCACCGGTGTCGGTTCGGCGAGTGCGGCTGGAGAAAGCACGGCAGAGTCGAGCGGAACGTCTGCCGGCAGTGCGACCGCAAGCGCTACCGGGGCGTCCGTCGCAGAGTCGTCAGGTACGGTATCCGGATCGTCGTCCGCCAGCGCCGTCGGCGAGTCCGTGCTCGCAGGAACTGGCACGGCCGCAGGCACATCGATCGGCGCAGCGACGGGCGAGTCCACGGCCGCGAGCAGCGGCACATCCGCAGGCATCGCGAGTGCATCTGCCGCTGGCGAATCGACGGCGACGAGCAGCGGCACCGCCTCAGGATCCGCTACCGCCGCAGGTGTTGGCGCATCCACTGCCGCAAGCTCTGGATCCTCGGCAGGCGAGTCGACCGCATCGGCCGTCGGCCTGGCTGTCATCGAGGCGGCCGGATCGGCGGCTGGCACGTCGGCAGCATCGGCAGCCGGTGAATCGACTGCGACATCGAGCGGAACCGCGGCCGGATCGGCGGCAGCGTCTGCAGTCGGAGAGTCGACCGCGGCGTCATCAGGAACCAGTGCCGGTACCGCAACCGCGGCAGGCGCTGGCGAATCAACCGCGACCGCGAGCGGTACGAGCGCGGGGATTGCGAGCGCGACAGGCACCGGCGCGTCTGTCGCCGAGTCGTCTGGATCTGCTGCCGGTACATCGACCGCGGTAGGCGAAGGCACCACCGTCGGCGGCGATACCGCGACCGGCACGAGCGCGGGCACGTCCACTGCCGCGGCGACCGGCGAGTCCGTAGCGGCGAGCTCTGGCAGCTCGGCGGGAACCGCAACGGCGACCGGCACAGGCGCGGCGACCGTTGCGGCGAGCGGATCGGCAGCCGCGGAGTCGTCAGCGTCAGGTGTCGGGGCATCGACCGCAGCAGCGAGTGGCACTGCGGCGGGCGACTCCAGTGCGACAGGGGTCGGCGCGAGTACGGCCGAGGCGACCGGCTCGGCCGCGGGCACGTCGACGGCAACCGGCGAAGGAACTACCGCGGGTATCTCGGCGTCCTCGGGCAGCGCGGCGGGATCGTCGACAGCGGCAGCGGTCGCGTACGTCCCCCGCACCATCACTCTCTCCAACCCCAGCGCGCGCACGATGACCCTCACGGAGACACCATGAGCCTCGTACTCTACAAAGGCGAAGACTGGACCTGGACCGGAACGTGTACCAACGATGACGACGGGACGCGCACAGATCTCACCGGAAAAACCGTCGTACTCGAACTGCGTCGGCGCACAACCGCACCCGTCCTGATCTCGCTATCCATTGGCGCGGGCGCGACGCTCCAGCCACAATCGGGGGATACCGTCGGCATGGTGGACTTCGTGATCACGGGCGCGCAGAGCGCGAATCTCGCCGCGCGCAATCATCACATCCGCGTGCTCGTCGACGGCGAAACGGCGCTGCCACCGCTCAAGCTGCCGGTGCGGGATCCTTAGCGCGGTGGTAGGCTGGCGGCGTGATCGATTACATGAACCAAATGCAGGAGAGCATCGAGCAGGCGATAGCCGCACAGATGGAGCCCATAGATGCTGCCTGTCAGGCCGTACTGGAGCTTGGTTACACGGCAACCGACTGCGTTATAGAGCGGCATGATCTCGAGAACGGCATCGATCGTCGAGACGTTCTCGTCGTGCACGGCGTACCAGTATTCGAGGTCGTCACCAGATACGGCACGTTCGAACCCGTAAAAAACAACGGGGTCACGGTGGACTACGGCATGCAGATTACGGTTACACCGAAGATGCTGAAGTGGCCGGGCATGCGCCGCGTCTAGCGCGTGTCGGTGTACGCGAATGGCACGATCACGACAGCCATCGACCACACCCCATCCTCGACGCCCTCCTCGGTCCGTCCGGCATAGGTCCGCAGCTCATCGACCCGGAACCCCTCCATCGCAGTACGCACGTCGTCGGCGAGCTCGGCGCGTAATTGAACACCGGCGTCGATCGGCGCGAACAGCTGAACGTAGATATTGCCGCGCCGCTCGAACTTGCGCGACGGCGCCGATCCCATGGTGGTCTGCTCGGCCGCGGTATGGATCACGTTGATGCGCGCCCACGCCCCGAGCGCGCCGAGCTCTGAGGTCTCGTGCGCTTCGTTGCCTGCGTACCACGGGACACAGTCCGGATCGCTGGTGTCCTCGGGATGCAGCGCCTCCCATTCATCCTCCCAGTGCACCAGGATCGCTTCGATGGCTTCCCGCTCGGTCATGATTGCGCCCTCCGTGGGTCGTTACAGAGCCGACGTGTCAGCCGGTCCGCGCCATCCTTGAGCAGCTGCTCGCCCATTCTGCACGGATGACGGCGATCGCGCATGCACGCGACGCAGGTCGCCATGTGCTCCAGAAATGGAGCCATCGGCTCATCCCACCGGACGCTCATTCGTCACCGCCAAATGGCGAGTACGCGCTGGCGAGGTTCTCCGCGCCCCTGGAACCGACTTCGTCCTGGTAGGACGCCCGGAGCGCCGATACGTCGATGTGCTTGCTGCCGCGAGCCTGCGCACGCTGGAGAGCAAGGTCGACCGCACGCTCGATGAATCCGGCGGGAGCCTGCTTGGAGTGCCCGTAATTGAGCCGGTTGATGTAGGCCACGACGTTGGACAACCACAGCGGTCCGGCCTCGAGCGAGTAGGCCAGCGCTTGGGCGATGCCCTGTACGCGCTCCGCATCGGACGCCGCCTCCGTGGTGTGCGGCTGTCCCACCGACGGGATCCAGTTGCGCCGCGCATGGCCCGTATCGATCGGGGTTGCGCGGCGGAGCTCGCGATCGATGTCGAGCGCGATTGCCTTGATCTCCCGGGCCGCCTCAGCGCGGAGACGGGCTCCGATCTGAGCAGCGGTGGCCACTGGGTTACCTCGCGCGGCGTTTGCGATTGGAACGGGGCGTCACGACTTCGAGCAGCTCGCCGGGTGCAGCCGGACGAGGTAGCGCGATTTCGCCGTGCGGCCTCTCGGCGCCCTGCGGCGGATCCCCGATGCGCTCGTGGCCGATCGCGCGCTGCATCCACAACTGGTGGACCTTGCGCGCAACGAGCTTGAGTTCGCGCCACGGGAACAGATCGCCCTTCTTGAGCGTCCGATTCCAGCCTTTGAGGGACGGCGCACGGACGTACAGCGGCTGATCGAAATCGAGCGCTCGATGTCCGAGGACGCGGGCCATCGCTTACCCGATGAGCGTGGCGATGAATGCGCCGGCGTCGGGCGCGACCACCTTGGGGACCCAGCTCGACTCGTTCTCGACGACGTCAGAGGCAACGTTCTCGTCGCGATACTTCTTGATGCGCCAGCCCCCGGCGGTTCCGCCGACGTCCTGCCAACACATCGTGTAGCCGGCCGAGACCTCTTCGATCATCGGGGTGGCCTGACGGAAGAGCAGGATGCCGGACTTGCCGGCGATGTACGCCGGGGTCGACGTGCCTGCTACGTTCTCGTCCTCGGTCTCCTCGAGCGCCGACATCACGATGATCTCGTCGAGCTCGAACAGCTGGGCAACCATCTGCGTGGTCACCTTGGAGAGCGTGCCCTGCAGCTGGCCGCCGTACTTGAGCAGATCGAGAATGTCGGGGTGAATCTTGAGGACGTCCCACACCTCTTGACCGCAGGCGAACACGTTCGGGCGCGCGGCGCCAAGCGTGAGCTTGTCGATCGCCGTGGTCGCAGCGTGGATGTTCGCGATCGGCGTCGAGCCGGCGCGGTCCCACTGCTCCCATTCGCCCGCGGACGGGGTATCGGAGGCAACGCCCGTGATGTCGGTCGACCACACGGACGCGACCAGTGCCGCGGCCGCGAACCGCTTCTCACGAGCGAGCAACGCTTGCTGCGTGACGAAGCGCATCGCTGCGCGGTCCTGATTGAGCGGGTTGTCGCTGTTGCGACGGAGCCGATCAGGGATCAGCTTCTTGACCGCTTCGGTGATGCAGTGAAACGAGTCAGTCGTGATGCCGTACCCGCCCTCGGCGGCCGGAGTGCCGACAGCGCGCGGCTTCATCGCAAGGCGCGCCCATTCCGACTTATCGAACTTGAAGTAGCTGTTACTCTCCTTGTCCGACGTGACGACCGGGAATAGCCGATCGGCCGCGAAGCGGGTCTGCGCCTGCGCGTAGAGCACCGACATATTCGTCAGCGGTGCATTGACGTGGACGTCGCCGGGGGTAGGTAGAGACATGACTCAGTTGCTCCTGTGTTGGCTGTCGCCCGTTACGAGACGGTCACGCTGGTGAGTTGAATCGGGACCCATCGAAGCCCGTCCCATTGGACGGTCGCCAGGTCAGCAATCGCGTTCATAACGAGATCGACGCCGTCGGCCGATCCGTCCTCGTCGTAGAAGAGGCCGGAGATCGTGCCCGCGGGGATATTGTCCGCCGTCGAGACGATGAACGATTGCGTTTCGCCGGGGACTTCGCCGCTCGGCAGGATCCAGTCGTCGGTCCCGTCGATCGCGATGATGTGCGTGCGCACGAGAAGGTTGAGCGTCGACGCTGCGGCAGGCGTGTCGGTGCCGGCTTCGCGAACCGTCATCAGCTTCCAGCCGCCGGTCATCCACATGAGCTCGAGCATTTGCCCGACCGCGTTGAAGACCCAGGCCGTAGGCTCGCCGGTGGCGGCGTCATTGAGCGTCACGGTGCCGGCCGGGATGGACGCGGCCACCGTGCACTCGATGCGCTTGCGCTGGCCGACGTACGAACCATCGGCGAGCGTGTAGGCCACCGTGCCGGTGACCGAGAGGAACGTGGTGAGAATGCCGGGATTCAGTGCGCCGGCATCCGCGATGGTCTCGACATCGCCGGCCTGGCCGACCGCGCCGCTCGGTGTGAGCAGCACTGCGGCGTATTCGCCGGATGCGACCGTGCCGAGCGAGACGCAGATGCCGACCACGAATGCGGAGCCGGTGGCCGCGACAGCCTTGCCTGCCGCATCCGATGCGACGCCCGCGCCGCTCGTGATCGTGCCGCCCGCGAGCACCTTGGCAACGCCGGCGATCTGGAGTTGACCTGGGCGGTCCTCCGCCGCCGGGTCATCACAAAGAACGCCAGCGACGCGCGTGCCGGATCCGGCCAGCGTGAGCTTGCCGCTCGTGATATCCATGAAAAAGTATTGCTTCGTCGACAGATCGGAGCCGGCAGGCCGCGAGATGTACGTCGGGGATTCGATGAGCGCGATGTTCGCCATGTTCAGATCTCCTGTGATCGGCGGTTACGCCGGGGCTCCGTTGCGGTTCTGCTTGCGCTTCTCGATCTGCGCGTAGAGCGCAGCGCCCTCGGTCGTGTCGAACACGAGACCGCGAGCTTTGACGATGTCGATCTTCTGCTCGGTCGCAATCTTCTGGGCGAGCACCTCGACCTGAGACTCGAGCGACTCGGGCTGCGGATCGGTTCCGGGGTTGATCCCCTTGGCGACGCGCCCCGCGCGGGTGAACTCTTTCGAGCTCCGCAGCGTGGTCATCGCCTTTTCGATCATCGCGGCATCGCCGCCGCCCTTGCGGATGGACTTGACGATGTAGGCGTGGGTCTCATCGTCGCCGGCGACGCCCTCGAGCGCCTCCTTTGCGACCCTGGCGATCTCTGCTTTCTCGATCGCCTCGTCGCGCTTGGCGAGCGACTCGGCCTGCTTGTCGAGCATCTCCGCCATGTCGACGATCCCGCTCGAGCGGTCCGACTCGCGGAACACACGGCCCGACGATTTCGCGGTGTACACGATCGGGTTTGCCTTCTCGACCGCGTCGAGCACCACCTGGCGCTCGTCGTGCGACTTCGCGAGAAAGCCGTCAGCGTCAGCGCCCGACTTGCTCTTGTAGTGCATACGCTGCGCGTCCGTGAGCGTTGCAAGCTTGCTCACGTGCTCGAGCTGCTTGGTGAGTTCGGCGATCGTCTTCTCGGCATCGTTGGCCATGGTCGGCTCCTTCATCGTGAGGACAGGTTTGCTCGGTTCGATCGGACGGGTCGATTTCATGCCCGGGGCGTTTGCCTGGACGACCACAACGGCGTCCGGTGCGACGACAACAAGCGACGCCTGACCCTCGGCCAGCGTGTGCTTGTGGCCGCTGTCGGCGAGAATCTCCAGCGTGCTGTTCTCGCCGCGGATGATGCCGTGGCTGTGGCTGTACTCGGCGCCCGCCATGGTGGCGTGCTCGACGTAGAGCGAGCCGTCATCGAAGAAACAGATCTTGTGTTGATGACCGTCAACCTCGTCGGTGTAGAGCGCGGTCTTGAGCACGCGGGCCTTGCGCGCCTGGACGCGCTCCCCGATGCCAGCAATCGAGACGGCCGTGTAGGTTCCGTCCTTGAGCTTGGCCATTGCGTCGGCCGATGGGCGAATCGCCACCATCAGCCCGCTCGTCTTGGACTCGACTCCGTACGCCTTTGCGATCTCAGGCGTCATCGGCATCGCGAACACCACGCGCCCCGTCGCCTCGGAATCGTGCATCTCGTCCACTGCGCCGCCGCTCTCCATGAAAGCGGCCGCGGCCTTGATCATCTCGTCGCCTGACATCACCTGATCGCCGTGCAGGTCGTAATGCTCGCTGCCGTCGGGATTCGTCGTGGTGAATGCCCAGAAGAACGCGAGCCCGAGTTCGTCATTGGTCTTGACGAGCCGTGCGGTCGCGGTCACCTCGTCGGGCTTGCCGGCCCGCTTGATGAGCAGACACTTGGCGTTCGGCTGAGCTGGATCGTCTACGAGCGAGACGAAATCGAGCTGCTTGAGCTTGAGCTTGTACCGTGCCACGCACCTACCGTGCGGCGACGGGCATTAGCGGGTCGATTTCACCGCGGAACGCGGGTAGAGTCGGCGGATGACGACGCCCAGAAAGCTTGTCACCGTCGCCGGGCTTGAGCGGTTCGTGGGTCAGATCGGCGCGCGGCATCGGCGAACCGGACGGGTCAGCAGCGATCCGCTTCCGCATCACGTCCGATTCTTCCAATCGAACCCAGACGGGACATGTGTCGACCACGGGATCGTTGACGAAACCACGTGGCGCGATCTCATCAGCGCATGGCAGGCCGACCCGCGAACGCTGTACGCGGATCCGGTGCGGTTAACGGATGGGCGAGTCTCGTACGTGCTGTACGAGGTCCGCGCAGCTACGCCCCGATCGTAGTTGCGAACGTGCACCGACAGTTCGCTGTGTTCGCCGCGCCGCCTGCCGGATCTCCTGGGTATTTCATGCGCGCACCGTCGGGCATCGCGAACGCCTCGCCGAACCGAACCGTCTTGCCATCCATGGCCACGTGGTCCGCGCGCGAGCGGCCGCGACCGGCGTGGATCCATTCCTTAACCAGCGACTCGGCATCGATCTCGCCGCGCTCGACGGCCTGCGTAAGTGCCTCGTCGAGTCCCGCGTGTGCGTTCCGCGCCGACTCGGTGCGCGCGATCGTCTCCGCTCGATAGGCTATGTAGTTGCGCCGGTACTGCTCGGTCATCTTGTCGATCTGCGCCGGCGTCAACGAGCCGTCTTCGCCTGCCAGTCGGCGCAGCATCCGATCGCTTCGAGCGTCATGCAGTTCGCGCCCCATCGCGTTGGCAAAATCGCCAGACTCGAGCGCACGCCGGTAGTTCGCCACGTGTCGCGACTGCTCGGCGGTGAGCCCGAGCCCCTCGCGGATATCGCGCGCTACCTCGCGCGGATTCGCATTGCGCCGCTGACCTTCAATGATCGCGGTGTGGGCCATCGTGCGGGTGTCATTGGTAACGCCGACGACCCACTCCAACTCGTTGCGCTGCGCCGCGCGAATCGCTCGGGCGTTCGTCACGTCGAATCGCACGAGCTTGTCGGCGAGTGCTGGCTGCGCGTCGAGCCACTTCGCGCCGGCCTTGCCTGCAGTCGTAAACGCGCCGTGGGTCTCGGCGGCGAACATGCGCGCGGCTTGCTCGACCTCTTTGACCACGCCCTGGACGTCGCCACGAATGAGTCGCTCCTCGATCGCGTCGAGCGAGTTCTGACTACGCAGCCAATCCGACACGTCGAGCCATGACGCGCCAAGCGCCTTCTCGATGATGGCGAGCAGCTTGGCCATTTCACGCTCGCTCATGTCCCCATCAATCCTCTCGCGACGTCCTCGTCCATCACGACGCACAGCGTGCGCAGTAGCGTGTCGCGCGTCAGCATCTGCGGCAGCCCATCGCGCAACCCACGATCGTAGAGGTACGGCGCGAGCCGGTGATCGCTGCCGGGCGCTACCTCGCTGTGTGGGTCGATCGGCCGCACGCCGTCCGCGGTGACGAGCTCGAGCGACTCGTGCATGCAGTATCCCGCCCACGCCGCGGCCATCCATGCCTGCGCGAGTCGCACGCCGGGGAAGTAGCAGAGCCGAACCGACGACACGGCGAATCGATCGCGGCGGTGGCCGTCGACGGTATCGCGCGTCCAGTCGAGGCCGACCGAGAGAATCGGCGGCAACCCATTGGCGAGCTTGAGCACCACGACGCTTTCGCGGTTGGGATGCTCGAGTCGCATCGGCGCGAATGCGTCCCGCCACAGCACAAACAGCGACGACGGGGAACCCGACTCGACGAGAATCAGCTGCGACACAGGCACTCGAACACCGCTCCTGCCGGGTCGCGGTCGACGCCGACGACGTTCTGCGTGAGCCCTTCGATCGTGATGCGATCTTTCGTTGCAGGCGCCACATCGCCCAACGAGGAGCCGAACAGCATCACGACGCGATCGGTCTTCTCGACCAGCGTCCCGCCGATCTTCTCTTTCGTCGTCGACTTGACCAGGCCTTGACAGGTGACGCTCGTGGTCGTCGGGTTCGTCCCCGCCGATGGCTGACCGACCGTGCGCGTGCCGGGCGTAACACGAATCAACGTCGCCGCCTTGGTCATGCCGGCCGACGACAGCGCCGAACCGACGGCTTGTTTGATCAGTGCGAGGGTGTCAGGCATTGCGCCGCTCCTGTCTTTTCCGTGCGGCCGCGTTCAACGCGAGACCTTCGATCTCGACGCGCCGCTCCGCCGCGGCGACCGCTCGGTACGCGTTCTCGAGATCGAGAAACAGATCGTCCGAGATCTCGAAATCTCCGTCATCTTGGCCGGGGCCATAGATCAGGACCTCGTAGTTCCGCGCGACGAACTTCACCGCGTCACCGCAGCGTGAACCAAACCGATCGCGAGCATCACGAACGCAAACGCGACCGACCATCGCGGCAACACGATGTCAGTCGGTTCGGCGAGCCTAACGCTGCGCCGCCACCTGACCGACTCCACCGCTCGACCCCACCGTCGCCCCGACATCAGTACGGCTCCTCGCGATCGTAGTCGTTGCAGTCCGAGAACGGCGATTCGCAATCGCCATCCTGCGAGTAACCACCGATCACGGTCACGCCCGCGCTGCCGAGATACGCACCGATCAGCCGCTGCACGATCGGCGGCAGCTTGGTCGCGGTGCCCGCCTCGAGCGTGGCCGGGGCGAAATATTCGACGCCTGCGCCGCCGGCAGACACCGATCGAATGTTCGAGCCCGCGGACAGCGACGACGTCAGCGACGCATCGGCAAGGATTAACACTGCGAGCTCGTACTGCGCGGTCGCGAACGCCGCGATCAGGTCGCGCTCCGCGAACGTGTCGGCGTCCTCGTTCCATACCTGGGAGTTGAGGTAACGAACCGCGGCAGCGAGCGTGCGCTTCCTGAGATCGTCCGTAGCGAGCGCCGTCCACGCGTCGTACGTCGATCCGTACGACATCGCGATGTATGTCTGCGCGGCTGCATACGTCCCGTGGATCGTCTCGCTGGCCCCGCCCGTGAGTGTGATGACTTCGCTCATGCCGCGGCCTCCTCGGTTTCCGGATCGTCCTCGTCGAGCAGATCCTCGGCACCCGTCGGATCCTCTGTGTCGTCGATTTCTGGATCCGGATCGAGCGCGGCGGGCGCGCGCGGGGACTCTATTTCGATCCGCTCGGGCTGAGGCGGCAACCGCAACCGACCGCGCAGCACATCGGTCGCCGGGTCGTCGGGCATCAAGCCGGCTTGCGTAATCAGCGCCAGCGAGCGGCACGCGGTCTCGACGGCGTCCGTACTGATCGGCTCGGCCACGAGCCGCGGTGCGCACGTGTCGGGGTCGAGCCCGTTGCGCGCGACCAGCCGACGACCAAGCTGCATCGTGGCAAACCAGCCGAGCTCGTTCAGGGTCGTTTGAATGTTGGTCTCGAACGTCGAGGTCTTGTCGTCGTGCATTGCATACGAGCCCGAGCTATCGGCACCCATCAACGCGAACTCGATCCCGAGCACGCGCGCGATCTGGAGCTCGACACGACGGATGGCGATGTCCGTCGGTCCCATGTTCGCGGTCTCGCTGCGAACGATCTCGAGCGCCCACTTGGCGATTGCGGTCGGCGTGCCGTCGGGGTTCTTGTACGTGCTCGAGTCGAGCAGCAGATACATCGCCTCTTCGGGCGTCTTGTTGCGGTTCACCATCACGGTGCGAAGCGCGAGCGTCGCGGCATCGATCTGTGTCTGCACCGTCGCGGCATCGGACGTCCCGAGTTGTGCGACGATCTCGGCAATCGGTGCACGGCCAAGCGGCGTACCGCCCATGTCGCGCACGAGCGCAGAACCCTCCATCTTCTCGAGCACGGCGAGTCGACGAACGTGCTCGATCACGTGACGGAGCAACCCGACGCCGTCGGGTGAATCGGCGAGCGTGTCGTCGACGCAATAAAAGCATTCGTCGAGCGGAATCTCGATCTCGAGACCGGACTGACGCGTCCGCTGGATCACCGCGTCGAATGGGGCGCGCTCATCCTTTCGCAACCACCGCTCGATCGAGTGCTGGGGTCGGTGCTCGATTTCAGAATAGACGATCATGCCGTCCGGTCGACGACGCATCGATGTCGCATGCAACGAGAACCCGAGCAGCCGATACATTGCCGCCTTGCGAACCACCGAACTCCACGGCCGTAGCATCGGCGTTTGGATGAGCCCCTGCTCGACGATGTCGACTCCCTTGCGTGCGCCCTTGCCGCCAGCCTTGTTCTCTTCGATGTGCCACTCCGTGCCGGACAGCAAATTGCCAAAGTATCGGATCCCGGTGGCCACGACCGGCGTGTTGTAGCTCTCGCTGTACGTAAGCCACTTGCGTGATCCGGTCAGGTCTCCGTGTCGCTCGCCTGACGCGATGAATCCAGCGTAGGCGACGACGTCGGTAGTGCCACGAGCGGCGGCCTTGGCGATGCCGCGTCCCGCTGGGTTCGGCGACGGCCCGCCTTTGGTCCACGGCTGTTTCACACCAGAACAGTCGGCGAACAGGCGGATCAGGGTCGATTACACAGCTTCGTGGCTATCCCACGAACCCGCCGTGGATCACCTCGGCGTTGCCGCCCTGCACCAGCCGCGCATAGCCGCGCGACAGCGCGTCGATCCGATCCTTGAACATGCCGCGCGGAAACGACTTGGCTTCGTTGACGAACCCGCGGTTCCACGCGCCGCGCACCAGGATCAGGTTCTTGGCCTTGCACTGCGATGCGATCGGCTGCGCGCGATGTTCTTTCGAGCCGGATTCCGGAGAGAACAGAAACGTCCGGCCATGGAACCGCCGCGCCATTGCGGACACCTGCACCTTGCCAGCCTGGCCCGGATCCTGCGGCACGTCGATAATCGTATCCTGCGCATCCGCGTTGCAGGTCATCGCGACATGGTCCTCGAGCCCCGCGGCCTCGATCCGATCGCACGTGACATCGAGCAGGTACAACTTGCCGTTGGGGGCGCGCTTGATCTTCGTCGACGCCGTGAACGGCGACGTCTTGCGCACCGAGCCGGCGAAGTCCCATGAGCGTACCGTGACACCACCGGCGGGCACCTCGTCGAGCTCGCAGACTTGATCGAACCACTCTTCGGCGAACATGCCTCCACCGCGCGGGATCGGTAACTGGTCGAGCTGGCCTGCAACCGCGTAGTCACCACCCCACGACGCAAGCTGGATCTTGAGCGCATCGACACCCTCGCGCGAGAACCGCTCAGGGAACGCCAGCTCGCCGTCGACCGTGCGTGGATCACTCCAGCTGATCGCCGTCGGCTTGTGCGCATAGGCGATGTACGGGTGGCCCGTGCGCCACTCCATCGGAATGCACAGGTGCACGTCCCCGAAGTGGCTCGACAGGATGTGACCGGACACGTCGCGATCGCCCGTGCGCTGCATGATCGTGACCTGCGCGAACGTCTGCTCGTCGTTGACACGCGTAGGTAACACCTCGGTCAAGAACTGCAGCGCGCCGTCGAGTTTGGCGTCGGAGTCAACGTCCTTGGTGTTGTTCGGATCGTCGAGGATCGCTCGATCGCCGCGCTTGCCCATGACGGCGCCGCCGACCGAGGTCGCGAGCGCGAACCCGGTCCGAGTGTTCTCGAACATCGTCTTGGCGTTCTGATCGTCGGCGAGTTTGACGCGATTCCCCCACAGCGCCTGATAGGTGTCGCTCTCGACGAGCCGGCGTAGCTTCATGTTGTTGGTCACAGTCAGCGACCCGACGTAGCCGGCGAAGATGTAGCGAAGGTCGGCGCGATTGCGCGGGCCCCACTCCCATGCGGGCCAGAACACGCACGTGGCCAGCGACTTCATGAATCCCGGCGGGACGTTGATCAGCAGGCGCTTGATCTCGCCCGACGTAACCGCTTCGAGATGCTCACAGATCGCATCGATCGCCCAGCCGCGGATGAACTCGCGACCAGGCTCGACGACCGGCCACAGCATCCGGATGAAGTTGACCAACCGATCTTCGGCGAGCGACTTCTCGATCGCCGCGCGATGCCAGCGCAGCTCAGTGCTCGACAGGTTCATCAACCGGCGCCACGATCAGCTCGATCTCGGTGAGCGCCTCGAGCAGCTTCTCGCGCCGATCCTCGGGCACCTTGGACCAGTCGACGGGCGATTCTTCGCTGCCCTCGATCACCACGGTCTCCTTGGGCTTGCCGAGCAGCCGCACGCCGGCTTCCCCGGCGGCGTAGATCCAGTTCGAATCCCTGGGACCCTGCGGTCCGGCGAACGCAACCGGTAGGATCATCGCCCACCACTTCGCGCGTGCCTCCGCGGGTGTCGTCGGCAGCGACGGATCGATCGCCCCCGCCGCCCTGAGATCGTTGACGATCGACGGGCGTCCGCCTGCGTTGCGCCGCGGATCCGCGCCCTTCCGAAACGGCCCTCCGCCCTTGCCGAGTAACTGCTTACCGTCGCTGCTCACATCCCTAGCGTGTGCCCGCGCGCGCGAGATGCCTATTTCGACACCAGCCTGGCCAGCGCACGGAGCCGCTTGTCCTGCACGCGCTCGCGCGCCTGCCGAACTTTGGCTTGCTCGGCGTCGCGACGCTTGTGGTAGCGATGGCGCTCGACGATCTCCTCGCCGGCGCGCAAGGCCAGGGTAAGCTGACCGAGCGCCGCCATCCGAGCGGCGTCGCGATCTGCATCGGTCAGCGCTTTCCCCTCGGGGGATGCCAGGTAGGCCACTCCCTCGCGGTAGCGCTCTATGCCGGTGTCGAGGATCTTGCGGTCGAAGTCGTCGCAGTCGTCGATCGACGGGGCGCCGCGCTTGCCGCCGCGCAACCGGATGCGTCCCGCGTTGGTCGGCGAGTTCTCCCACGGGATCATCCGGGCGGAGAGACGATCTCCCTTGTTATCAACACTGCTATCAACACCCGGTTTGCGTGCCCGACCGGACGCGATCAGGCATACCGCGCACCGCGATCGGCCCTTAACGCGCTCACGCCGACAGCACAGCAGGCACAGCGCATTAGACTTCGTGCGCCGACGCTCTTGATAGATCCGGCTGCTCTCATTCAGCGCGGCGCGGTGCTCGCTACAACGTAGGCAGTCCTCGTCGGCGAGATTCGGACAGCCCCGTTGAACGCATCGCCCAGACTCCTTGCGGGCCTGGTAGCTGTTATCAACACTGGCATCAACACCGTCGTCGGACACCGATGAAACGAGCGTTGCACAGGACCCAGAGAACAGCGTCATTCACCCCTCCGCGAGACACCGTGCCGATATGTAGTAGTGAGTCGCTAGCCCGTCCTGCGGAGCCGGAGATCTCCGCTGCACTCGGCCCGATGAAAGCCGGCGGCGAGACACTCAGTGCACCACGGCGGTGTCGGGTAGGGCATTTCGCGAACGCGCGCGGCCTTGCCGGCTTCCCCGGCGCGGCACATCTCGCAGCGGAACATCCCGGGCAGCGCCGGCCGGAGACAGCACTGCCCGCACAGACCTCGAGCTCGAGCATCGTCGCGGCGCCTTTTCTGGTACGCGGAGCGCTCCGTCATCGACACCTCGGACAGTAGTGCCCCTTCGGCGTCGTCGCCCACCCGAGTGCGAACACCACCGTGGCCAGTGCATCCTCGTCGGGCATCGGGTCGAACGCCAAAGCGCTCGGACATCGCGCCCCGTCGCACCGTACGGCGACCGGCCACACCCGCTGTGCACTCGCGGCCTGCGCGATGTCGCGCGCCTCACGTGCTCGCTCGGCCTCGTGGACGAGCCGCCGGTTGTCTTGGCGCGTCACCTCGAGTTTGCTCTGGACGTCCAGGAGCTCGCGCGCGAACGCATCGGCGAGCGACCGATCGTTCGGGCTGTGCTCTAGCCACCGGACCGCCGCCTCTGCCGGGGTCACGATCTCCGCCGTATCAGTTCGCATAGCTCGCTCCAATCGTTCGTTCGGGGACCGGCGTCGCTGTCGTTCTGGTTGTGCGGCGTCGACCACACGACACCCAACGCGTCTGGATACTCTGCGCGCCACAGCTGCACCGTCGATACCTTGTCGTCGATCAGCACGTCACCACGGCACACGTGCTTGGCCGCCGTGTGGATCACGCGCTTTGCCGGGATGTCGAAGTGCTTCTGGAGCCACCATTCACGGTCATGGGTCCAAGTCGGATTTGAGTTCCACGGCGACGTGACGACGTAGACATCCGCGATCCGTTGCAGCGCAGCGACCCCGTCGCGGCTCCCCGGATACACCGCGAGCGCGGTCGCCAGCGCGGGCGATTCACCGACGGCGCGCTTGACGAGCGACGCGTCGGACGCCGACAGGCCGATTGACTTGTTGATGTCGAACTCGGTGACCTGCTCGGGAACGAACCGCAAGCCGGTGACGCGGTTGACGATGCGCAGATAGGCAGAGATAAAGTCACTAAGAATCCCATCACAATCCAAAAGGACGCGTGTCATCGTAGGCGCTCCATGTCCGCAAGCACACGGCGCATCTCGTCAAGCGTGGCGTTGTTCTTTAGCGTGTTCGCGCGATTTGAGATCACGCGGAGGTTGCTAGCGACGTAGCCAAGATCGGGAACGATGCGATCGAGTGACGGGCTGTTCGGTGCATGCTTGCCGCGCTTTGCGTAGTAGAAGATCTCGATCCCGAGGACCGGACAAATGTCCGGCAGAACGAGATCGGGAATCTCATGGTCAAACGGAAACCCTTCGCGCCGAGCACGAACGCGTGCCGCGCGAAACGTCTCCGTCAACCACCACTGCCTTGGGTTCGCTGCATAGGCCGCAACGCGCTTAGCCGCACGCTCACGAGTGACGCGAGCCTTATTTTTCTTCCACCACTTCTTGCGGTGCGCGGCCACTCTCTCCGGGTTCTGGTCGCGCCACTCATAGACCTTCGCAAGATGATCGTCTGCTCGACGCTGGTAGGTCGCGCGATTCCGTGCTCTACGAGCGGCAACAGCCGGGTCAACGAGAACACCCGGAAGCGCGGCCTGACCGTCGCAGTCGAGGAGTACGCGCGTCATCGGATCTCCCCGCATCGCAACTTCGCTTCGGCCTCGGCTCTGGTCTCACGCCAGTTACCGCAACCGAGTGAGGCGACGAGCGCGCGACGTGCGAGCAGCAGCGAATCCGGCCGCGTGAATCCCAGCCGATCGTGAATCTCGCGCAGGGTCTCGCCGGTACCGCTGGCACAGATCGCGAGCAGCTCGACGGCGCCGTAGGTGGTGCGTTGGGTGGGCGTCATGGCTTGGATCCGTTCGGCGCGACGCTGTCCAGCGCTCGCTCGATCAGTTTCCCGGGCGGTACACCCTCACGCTTCGCCAGAGCACGGATACGCTCGTACGATTCGGCGGTGACAGATACAGATCTTTTCTTACTCGGCATGGACCACCTCCGTCGCGACGAGCCCGAGCTTCCGCTCGATCATCGCCAAGTCGTCAGGGCGCACACCCGGCGCGTGCTCGCGCCAAACGCCCACCGCGACGTGGAGATCGTTCATCGCGTTGCGGTAGTCCGTCCCGATCGCCTGCGCGATCTCGACGACACGCTGGCGCTCGGCAACGACGCTGAGTAGAAGTTCTTTGTTTCGCTTGGCTGCCTCGAGGTTGTCGAAGCGCATTTGTTTTAGTGCTTTGGCTGCTTTCATGACTCCACCTCTCGTGTCGAAAACATATCAATCTGCAATGGCCTCTTGAGTCGCCTCACGGCCTCGCGATACGCATCCGCGTCCATCTCCGCGCCCACGGCGCGACGGCCGTGCGCCAGCGCTGCGGCCATGAACCCACCCCACCCCGCCATCGGGTCGCAGACCAGGTCGCCGGGTCGCGAGTAGTCCCGCACCAGCGCATGCTCGAGCGCAGCCGGTTTGCCGCGCCCTCCGCCTCGGGGTGATCCGCCGGCGCGCCCATTGCCCTCGGCCCCGACCACGTACGCTCCCGGATTCGTCCAGCCGCCCACGAACGCCTCGGTTCGAGGCCTGCCCACCATGGCGTAGACTACCCAACTCGATGGTCCATCCCCCTGCATGCGACAGGACATGCCGCGGATCACGCAGGGAACCGGCGCGAACGCGTACCGGCCCACGGACTCATAGGCTGCCCTGTACGCGGGGATCAGCTCGTCATCGCAAAGGCAGACCATCCAGCCGGAAACGCGCGCTGACCACGAGCGCACGAACGCGTGGACGTCATCCGGGGTCCACGGGGCGTAGGCAGGGGTCAGGCCGGCCGGATCGGTGTCATCGTTGCGGGTGGTGACAGCGGCGTGGGTGCGCGCTGAGTAGGGCGGATCGGTGATCAGCGCGGAGCATGTGATGCCAGGTAGGACATCCTCCCACTTGCCCGGGTGTAATGTAGGCCGGCTCACAGTACACCCAGATGTGTGAGACCGACCGTGACAACATGGCGCGAACGGCGTTCGGCCGCCCAACCTGTCCCGACGGTAGAGACGGACGATAGGCTATTGAATTCACAATATGAATCTACCGAATCCGTCCGCTTGTCCCGTCCTAACAGGGGTCCAGGACTATTATATGTTTTATTATTATGAAGTTCTTTAGATTCAATAAGGTTGGGACGTTGGGACAGAACAGAGATATAGGTATAATAATCATCCGGTTGACCGTGACCCAACCTGATTGATTTCAGATTGGACCGTCTCGACCTAAGTGGGACGGGCAGGATCACGACTGGAACCCCCACCGCCGCTGTGTTCCTGGCCGGATGTACCGCCAGCGCCTGTCGCCGGTCGATTCGCGCTGCCGCTCCCACCCAAGCGTCTTCAGGATCCTCGCGACACGCATTTGGGCCGCGCGGTCCTGGCGTGCCGCGTCAAGCTTGAGCGCATCCCGCAAGAGCGCCGAGATTGAAACCTCCGCAACCGTGGGTGCCGCGATGAAGTCGGCAATTGTGTCCAGCCATACATCTTCGTTCTCGAACTCGATATTCGATTCCTCGCGCTCCTCGTCGAGCTTTCGGTCGAACCACCACGGCTCTTGTGATTCGTAGGCGACGCGCGCCTCGGCCCAGAGCTGATCCCGAGCATGGGCGAGCTGTTCGCGATCGATCGGGCCAGCCACCGGGACGATCCAGAACCGGCGCGACCCGGTGTCGTCGGTCAGGATCTCCTGTCGATTCGTGGAGCCGCACAGCGCCACCCCGCGGGCCTTGCGCACGACGCTGCGCGCGTAGGGTGCGCGGAACATGTCGTGGGTGGACGTCATGAACGCCTTGAGCCGGGACTCCGCACGGCCGGTGACCACGTTCTCGAGCTCGGAGAACTCATAGATCCATGCCGCGTGAATCTGCTGGAAGGAGTCTTTGTTGGAGATATCAATGGCAGAGTCCGAGTGCCACTGTCCGCCGAGGATCGCAAAGAACGTCGATTTAAAGAATCCCTGTTTACCGAACAGCATCAGAGCAGTGTCGAGCTTGCATCCTGGCTCAAGAGCTCGTGCGATGGCCCCGATCATCCAGCGACGAATCATCTCGGCGTGGAGTTTGGAATCCGATCCGAGATAGTCGAGCGCCATGGATGCGAGGCGTTGGGTTCCGTCCCAGTTGATCGAGTCGAGGTATTGTCGAATCGGATGAAAGGGGCGCTGCTCAGCCGCCTTTGCGATCGCGGCGTGCACGTCGGACGGCGTCGGCGAGTACCCGAGCACGTGATCGGCGTGCGCTCGGATGTCGTGGACGAGCGTCTCTTTCATGGGCGCCCCATCGATCCAGACGTCGCCGGTCATCTCGTTGAGCGTCCACCGCCCGCGGTAGTCGGGGTGATGACACACGAATCGCTGCACGTTGACGTATGCGCGTTTGAACGTGAACCCGTCGGACTTGAACGCGCATCCCGCGCGCCAATCGACGTCGTGCTCGTCCGGCAGCGGCGGAGCAGCGGCGGCGGCGTGTTGTGTCGAGTAGATCGGTCGAGCGTCCGCTTTGAGTAGGTAGCCACGCTCGCGCTGACAGCGCACTGCGACGGACTGTATTTTGTGGGCGAGTTGTTTTTCGTTCCACGGAGGATCGCAGCGTGGGTTGTAGTCGCTGGCGATGATTGACAGCGTGGTATCGACGTCGAGGTCGAACCCGAGCATCACGGGCGCGACTGCGTTGAATGTCTGGGTGTGTCCACGATCACCGGACACCGCGCCCGGGATCTTGGAGAGGTATGCCCGCGCTCGCGTCGCCTTCATGTCTGTAGTCACCAGCGGCGGCGGGTGCATCACGCGGAGCGGTGGCTGTTCGACCAGTGGCAGCGTGGCGTCGACGTCGATCGCTGCGCCGGTCAGTCGCTGGGTGCGCCATGCGTCGCCGTCCGGCATCGTCGGCACGTACCAGAACCGTGACGCGTCCTTGGCCTGGGAGTCGGCGACGACGTCGACGGACTGCGAGCGACGCGCGGCCCAGATCCACAGCCGGGCGTATTCGTCCGCGGTGACCGTGCGCGACAGTGGCAGCACGACGCGGAGCCGGTGCGCGCCGATGTTGTGGGACTTGGTCGTGTAGACCAGGCCGTAGAACGATTGCCACAGCGACACGACCGCATCCCAGGTGGATTTCTTGTCGTAGTCGAGGACGAGGCCGTAAACGGCTTTGATGTTCTCGCGAGCTCGACGGGCCGGATCGTAGACGACCGGGCTCCATCCTGGACAGCGATCGGTGAATCGGGTAGTCGGTTTGGTCTCGAGCCAGGACAGGACGCGTTCCCAGGGAACGTCCATCTGTTCGGCCACGTCGACGTTGAACAGGTCGGTGAACCGAGCGATCGATGTGTTGAGCGCGGTCTGATGGGTGGCGTCGGCGTCGGACATGATCACGCTGCTACCTCGGTGCGGAGTTGTGCTAGCCACGCCTTGGCATCATCGACCGAGCGCAGGACGACGTAGATGCCGTTTCGTCGCCGAACCAGTTCCTCGAATCGTTGCTGTTCGGGCGACTGTCGGCCGGTCGGTGTTTTGATTTCGATCGCGACGAAGCGACCGCGGAACATGCCGAGCAGGTCAGCTGCGCCCGGTCCGCCGACGCCGAACCTGACGGGTTTTCCGTCGCGCATCCACGCCATTCCGACGTTGTTTCGCCACAACACGAGGTCCGGATCGCTGCCGAGAGCGAGACGAATTGCGTCCTGGAGTTGCCCTTCGGTCACGCGCTGGCCCTCGCCGCTTCACAGTCCGCATGCCTCGCGCCCTCGCCCTTGATCCAATAGATCGAGTCACCCACCGCGATCCGACCACGGCAGCCGCGACACGTTCCGGGATATTTCGCTTGAATCGACAGCGTCCACGCGCGTGGCGCCAGTCGCGGCAGCGTCGATAGGTCGACGACGCCGATTCCAAGCGACGTTGGCAGATCGATCTCGCGCCGCGGCATCGTGAATCCGCACAACGGACAGGCTGTTGGTCCCGCCTTGAACACGCCGCCGCACGTCGGGCACTGCCGAATCAGATCGCGGTCGACCTTGGAGATACCGCGACCGTCGAGCGTGTACGTACGATCCATGTCCGGCGTGCCGTGGTCGTGCACGGAACCGCATAGATCGATCAGCGTCGCGTGTGTCTTGCCGGGCGCTGGACGGAGCACGCGTCCCGCCATCTGCAAATAGAGCCCGGCGTGTTGCGGCTTGCGCGCCATGATACAGACGGCGACAGCTGGGCAGTTGCCGATGATTGCAACCTTGCCACCACGACGAGTGACGATTGTCGAGTTGCGATTCGTGACGCACCAAACAACCTCGCTCGGCGACGGCGTTTCGAGTGTCGCTCGTGCGCTCCGTCTGTCCGCAGGATCGGAAACGATCCATTGCGCCGGGCGAACAGAAATCCGATAGACAGTCTTTTTGTTCTTGGTGACACGCTCGGAGTAGGTCGCGGTCAACCCACGCACGAGCGCCATCTCCATGTACGCGTTGACTTGAGAGATGCGATCGCACCATAGCCATCCGCGCTTGCCGACGCTTTCGCCGTCACCCTTGAGGAGTTCCGACCAGAACACATCGAACTGCACGACAGACATGCCGTGCAGGAGCGGCGAAACGTTCTTATCGAGATACGCCGCGTACCCGATCCATCCGTTACGTTTGTTATTTCCGCGTCCGGTTCCCTTCGGAATGCGGAACACGTGCACCGGTTTCCCGTTTTTGTAGCCGCTGTTGCTCGGTTTCCTGATTCGTTCGCTGAAGTCGAGGCCGAGTCGCGTGAGCAACGTCCTGATCTCGTCGCGGTAATGCTTCGATTGCGAGATGCAGAAACTTCCGCCCTCGAATCCGCCATCGGTTATGAACCACGCGATCAACCTCAGTTCGTCGTCGGTAAGATCAACCCCGATCGGGGGGGACGCGGGGGGCGCCGAAAGAGGCAGCGCGTATGAACTGCGCCGCTCGACGAGTTTAGCGCCCGTAACCGTCAACCAATTTCGCGACAACGCTCCGCCCGTGCTGGGGTCACGGTATTTAATGTGGAACTCGTGCCCCTCCGTTGTTCGGACGTTCACATGTTGACTTCGGATCGAAATCATCCGCTCGCCGTCGTTGACGGGTCGTTCAACGTAGCGATCGACAGGAACCATCTCCATCTGTCCGGTTTGTTTATTGATCGAGTAAACGATATCGCCGACAGCGACTCGCCCCCGGCCTTTCCATCCGCGCGATGTTAGGATCTCGGTCTCGCTGTCTAAGCAATCCCATCCCTCGGTGAGCACGCCGATCGACGACACCGCGCGGATCTCGCCGGTGTTGAGGCGGGCGAGAACGTCGCGGCGGTCGCCTTTCGCCATCTCGCCGTTGACCACGCCGGTCGGTACGCCGGCTGCGTTCATCTCGTCGGCGACGCGCTGTGCGTGCTCAACGGTGACGCAAAAAATCACCGCACGCTGCCCCTCGCCGTGCTTGATGTACGCCTCGACCGGCGACAGCGCGAGCTGTGCGGTTTCGAGCACCAGCGGCGGGGCGAACACGCGGCACGGCACGAGGTGACCGAGGTCGGTAAGTTCGCGAACGGTGGCGCCGACGACGAGCGAATCGAAGATGTCACCGAGTGGCTTGCCGTCTGCGCGTTGAGGTGTGGCCGTGAGTCCAAGGATGAGCGATGCCGCGTAGTGGTTCGCCAGCTTGCGCCAGGTCTTGGCGACGACGTGGTGCGCCTCATCAACGATGACGAGCTCGGCGGCGGGCTGCCGGGATGTCCATCGGGTCAGGGTCGGGATCGACGCGACAGTGACGGGCGCGGTCGGTGACCCTTGATCGTTGCCAGCGCGGATGATGCGCAGGTCGGTCACGCCCGCTTGCTCGAGCTTGGCGACGGACTGACCCAGGAGTTCGTGACGGTGGACGAGGAACAGGACCCGGTTTTTCCGGGCCATGGCCGCGCGAATGATTTCCGCAGCAATGACGGTCTTACCGGCACCTGTAGGCAAGACGAGACAAGGTGCACGCTTGCCGCGCGCGTACTCTGCCCGTAGCGCGCTGATGGCGCGCTCTTGATACTCGCGGAGTTTCACGCCGACGGCTCGCCGCTGTTGAAAGGAAGCCCTCGCCCGGTTCTCGCGTGCCTGGCAGCGGCGCGGTCTGCTCGAGCGAGGGAATGCGGTGTGTTCATGCTGCCAGGCATAAACGGAGCGTGCCGCGCGACGTATGCGTGGGTCGATTTCACGAACGCCGCTCCTTGAGCTCACACGGCACACAGATCGCACAGGTCACGGTGCGACGAGCGACGCGCTGCGTATGCGTGATGAGCACGGCAGCGGAGCGACGGCAGACGGAGCACGTCATGACTCACCGCCGAGATCGAAGTCGTATGGTCCCGGCCAGTCGTTAGAGGGCGGCGGCGTCAGGGCGTCCAATCCCGTCAACGTGTGTTTGAGACGGAGATCCATCGCGCGCGCGGTGCGCAGTTCGTTAAGGCCAGCGATGACGCGGTCGGACTGTGACGCCAGCGCACTCCGTATCTCCACGCATGGTGTCGTCGGAGAATTCGTGGTGGAGTCGATGGGCGCGAGCCCTAGGTCGGTTCGGGTCATTTGCGAAAATCTCTGAGGTTCGAGGGCAGACGGGCGGGATAGGTGGAGACGGAGGGAGGCGATTAGCGCTTGCCGAGGGCGTTGGAGATCACTTGCCGATCTCTTTGTCGACGAGATCGAGCACAGCCGGCGCGAGTCGCTTGAGCGCGTCCCGTGTGGCCGCGAGCTCCTGCTCGGGCGTCAATTGCTTTTTGCGCTCGACGTCGAACCCACGCAGGTCGCACATCGCGCGCAAAATCGGCAGCACGGCCTCGAGCGGCGCCATCGCGATCACGGTGGTCAGCCACTCGACGCGAAAGCCCTTGCTGTTCTTGTTGTGCAGCGCCTCGGACAGGTACTGCGCCGAGATGCCGAGCCGGAAGCAAAGCTCTTTCGGCGTGATGAGCCTGACCGCGTTTTCGATCGCGTCGTGCAGCGCGAACCATGCAGCGGTCGCGCGCGGATCGTCGTCGGAACCCATGGTCAACTGCACAGGCGCACCGACTGGTTATTCACAAGAGAATAGATTTCTCTCTCGTTCGCACGAGCGATTTTGACCAAAAAAAACACCAAGTTGTAGCGGAGGCGCTCGGTCGACCGCGCGGTTACGCACAGATCTGCCGCGCAAGCATCAGGATCGAGACTTACGATGCGGTCATGCGAATAATTCTGATCGTCGTCTTGCTGTCCGCCTGCTCGATCGCGTTCCAGTCCAGGCCGCCTGCCACGGCAGGGCGCTCCGCGTCGTGCTGGTCCCACCGCGTGTTCGCGATAGCCGACCTCGTCGGCGTGGCCGCCAGCGTCGCGGCGATCACGACCGGCCTCGTCTTGAACGACGATCGGAGCGCCGCGATCGCAGGCCCCGCCGCGCTTACCGTCATCGCCTATACGGCGTCCGCCGACAACGGATGGAAGTGGGGCAATCGATGCCGCGAGATGCGCGAGGGTGTCGCGGTGGCGGGGAAGTAAGACATGACCAAGAAAACGAAAATCGCACTCGGGGTATTCGGCGCTGGACTCGTCGGCGGCGTCGCTCTCGCTATGTTCAACGACATGACCGCGACACGTGAGCCGACCGCAACGGAAAGACTCAGACGCCTTGCCGAAGATGGCCCCTACGTTGACGTCACAATGTTCGAACTTGCCAAGGCGTACGACGAGAACCAGGTCTCTGCCGACGGGCGTTACAGGGGCAGGGCGCTGCGCGTAGCCGGATCTGTCAGCGCGGTGCTTAGAGATCGGGACGGCGCACCACTTGTGTTCCTTGGGTCCAGTCGCAATCGAAACCTTGTCGGGTGTGCCGGCGTGGACGAGCACACCGCGGCGAGACAGGAGCCAGGCGACGGCGTCGTCATGAAGGGCGTCAGCGTCGGCTCGCAGTCCGGGATGCCGATGATGCTGTTTTGCAGCATCGAGATGGCGAGGTGAGCATTCGTTGCGTTTTCTACGGAGGGCGACCTCGTCACGTGTGGCGTCCTCGCACACCGATGCGCGCAAAAAAACACCATGAGTGTTTGGCAACATGGTGTTAGGAGGCCTTGCGTTTCTTGGCCGGAACGCGGCCCCAAAACTCTTGAACCGAGACGCCGACCGCGTGAGCGATCTTCTCGACATGGTCATGCGTCGGGGTGGTTTGGCCGAGCTCCCACTGCGCGACAGCAGACGGGCTGATGCCGATCTTCTTAGCGAGCGCGGCCTGGCTGAGGCCTTCCTTGCTCTCGCGCCAGCGATTGATGCGTTCGCTCAATTCCACACACTCTACTAAGCACGACTTAGGACGCATGTCAACCGCAACTAAGTAGGAAGTGGTGCACGGTTGCTAAGCGTGGCTAAGAGGCGACCTATCCCCACTGAACCGGTGCCAGTTTATTGGGCAACGCTTTCCTATAAGGCGTGGGCGCGACGTCGCAGAGAAGAGAAGGGGCTTACTTTTGACGATCTCGCGGTTCTCGTCGAAAAAGCAGACAAGCGTGTCACTTGCTCGTCGAGTGCGCTCACCCAGTTCCTTGTCGGAAAAAAAGGCGAACCACTGAGGCCCAGCTACTCGGCTTATATGCCGGCGCTCAACAAGATCCTTGGTGCCGCACAGCCGACGATCTTTGACCCGGAAAGCCCGATTGCCCAGGTGAAAGATCAGATCGATTACCTCTGGCGAATCGCCACCCCCGAGCAACGTCAAGAGATCTTGAGCGCCGCCGAATCGTGGCTTCGTCTCATAACCCCGATGATCCAGCGCTAGATCGGTCCGCAACCAAATGCTGCAGGTGTCGTCGGAATACTAACGAAACCACTCCAATCCGGAACCCTCCAAAATTCAGTCAGACGGCTCTTGTAGAACTGCACATCCCTAATCAACCGGCGTAGGCAGCAGCCGATACCGGAGGAGATGACAGTGAAGACAAAGAAGACGCCGGCACCGCGACGGGCCGGAAACGCGGTAACTCAGGAAGCTCGTTTCGCGCGCGTTTTGAATGCCGCTGGAGACGATCCAGCCGCACTGACCGGACTACTCGCCGTCATGGAGGGGGTCATTTTTGGCACGCGCCCTCGTCGGAGAAATCGCCTTCGGCTGACTTCTTACTAAGCGCCACTTGACATCCTAAGCGTTGCTTAGTAGAGTGGCTTCATGCTCGCAACCGCATCCCCGGTCGCCCCGCTCCTCCGCTACTCCCTTTCCCACGGCGAGGAGTTGATCAGGATCGAATGGCTCGACTCCTCTGGCCTAGTCCGCTCGACCTACGGCCGACTCTCCGGCGATCATCTCCGCTGGGACGGTCACCGCGCGGGCGAGCGCATCCGCTGGGCCTACGCCGACGCCCCGGACGATCTCGAATACCTGGTCAATCAGTGTGCTGCCGCTGGCGCCGAGTACGACGTCCCGGGCGCGGAGTGGCTCGGCTACGAGACCCCGGCCGAGATGGACCGCCAGGTCGCGGCGCGTTTGCGTGGCCTGCCAGACGGTGCAGGCGACGGAGGACGAGCTAAGCGACCGCGGGTTGTGTGGCGTCTGTTGGGTCGCGTCGATGGCAAGGAGCGCGTCGTGAGAAGCGCGCAGGACCTTCTCGCCGAGCGTCGTGCACTCGTTCAGGAGTTGCGCTGCACGCGCAACAAGACCGCGCGGGCAATGCTCGAGTACGAGATTCGCGCTCTCGATTTGCAACTCTCGCAGCCGGCGGTGAAGTCATGACCGCCATGTCATGGCACTTCGGCCCGCTCGTCGACGGCCAACCGTCGGTCATCGTCGAGACCGACATGGGCTCCACAATGTTCGTCGTGGACTACGACATCGGCGGTAACCGCATGGCCGGTGGCGCGATGTTCACCTTCGTCTCAGGTCCGGAACTCAACGCTGACACGATCGAAGAATTGGCCACCGACATGGTCCGTTACGACGCGAGCCAGCACGGTCCGTGTCGAACCCGTTTCTACAGGAAGGGAGCCGCGTAATGCTGACCTGCTCTACCTGTGGCCGCTCGGTTGCGGCACTCATCGACACCGACGACGACGGCATGTGCCCGTCCTGTGTCGCGGCGATCGGCGTCGAGCCGCTCAGCGCGGCGTCGTTCGACCCCCACAAGCGCCAACCCATCCCGCGCATCCGCCGGTTTGTCATCTGCCGCTCCGTCAAGACCGACGCCGGCATCAGGACGGAAATCGTCGCTGCATTCGGTCAGGACGGCCACATCTTCAACGCCACGGCAGGCGAGCAGGCGATCGAGCACGCACGCGCCCTCGGCATCGTCGGGAAGATCGTCGCCGTCGAGGTCGACGACATGGGGCACCCGGTTAAAGAGCAGCGGTGGGAGGTGGCGCAGTGAAAACCATCACCATCAAACACCGCTACACCGAAGCCGTCCTCTACACCGCGGAAGTTGCCGACGACGATCCGCAACCGATCCGCACGGCGCTGGAGCAAGCCGTCAACGCCGATGCGAACCTCGCCGGTGCGAACCTCGCCGATGCGTACCTCGCCGGTGCGAACCTCGCCCGTGCGAACCTCGCCCGTGCGTACCTCGCCGGTGCGAACCTCGCCGGTGCGAACCTCGCCGATGCGTACCTCGCCGGTGCGAACCTCGCCCGTGCGGACCTCGCCGATGCGGACCTCGCCGATGCGTACCTCGCCGATGCGTACCTCGCCGGTGCGAACCTCGCCGGTGCGAACCTCGCCGATGCGTACCTCGCCGGTGCGAACCTCGCCCGTGCGAACCTCGCCCGTGCGTACCTCGCCGGTGCGAACCTCGCC